CCGCCGTCCCAAACCCCAAAGGGGGAAAGGGGGAAGGTTTGTGAAGAGGGTCAGGTCACAGCCTGACCTGACCCAAACCAAAGGTCAGGTTAACGCCGAACCGCTGGCCCCCATACCAGCGGTTTTTTCTTTTTTTAAAGGGTTGTATCAGCCAACCATAAATATACTAATACATATAAACCAACAATTCAATAACACGTACCCCCTCCCAGCCCAATAATAATCAATATTTTACCGTTGTCACCCAATAAAATCTAATATTAAAAAACCAATCATAATTGCTTGAAAAGCACCAATTCTGAACCAACCTAATTTCAAAATAGCAAACCTCAAATAGTGTAATGCACAATAAATAACTACAGGCAATCTAATTAAAAATCTTACCCAATAATACCCAATAATACCCAATAAAATAACTTTTACTACATTAAATACCACATTATCAAAAACAATACCTATATAATTAAATGCCTGTAAAGTACTTATCATAAGGCGCTTAATCGTATAAAATGTTAATAATCAAAAAAAATAGTATCACATTAAAAACTTAGCATATAAGTTAAGTTTAAAGATTAGTAAATTTGCGTCTAGGGAAGGCGTAGGATTAAGGAATGGTAAACTGACTAAATGTCAAGTTAAGAGTTTAAGTTAAGAGAGACTTAGTGTATAATTGACACTAAGATAATAGAATGCGCAAAAAGTACTATACTTATCAATAACTATAGTAACTTTTACGCATTTGTCAATAACTGGAGTAAAATTAAAACAATAAGATTACCAAACAGGCATATACCAAAATAAAATAATATAGCCCACAATTCAATGAATCGGAATATCTAATAACTTTAGTATACAAGTAGTTTACCATAAGAATGTTTATAACTGCCTATAAGGATATATATAGAAAAGTGATAAAAACTATATCTATTAGAATGATATGTATAGAAAAAGCCAATAATCTATACATATTGAAAAGAAAAAAAATCCCAACCGGTTAGGATTGGGATTGAAGGTTGCCTGATTATTGGGGGTGATATTTTTATTTAGGCGCTGTAATAGCTAAAAATTCACCCATTGAAGCAATAAGATATTGCTGTCTAGTTGTAAAGGTTGAGTTATTAGGAATGTCAAAGCACCAGTCTACGTGATCCCATTCCTGGTAGTTGAGAATGATACGGGTATATGCACAATTATCCTGGTGTCCGATTCTCAAGAAAATCTTAGTGCCAATTTTATCAGAATTGAATGATAATGCAGGAATGAACCCAAGTTCTGATTCTACGTGATTGACAATTTTATAATCGTCTAATAAATTTAAGTCTCTGATAAATTTATCAGAGAAGAAAGCTTCAAATTGGTTTCTCATTAAGGTAAAGGGTTCTTTATCCTGGGCGGAGGGTAGAGTTAATGTTTGGAAAGCATTCTTGATAGCAAGAATCTGATTAGCAATTAATTCTTTATTGCTAAATGGTGGAATCTCAACGTATTGTTTAGTGGCAGTAGTCATAGCCATTTTAAGTAATCTCCTGATTGGTTGAGGGCTAATAAGTTACCTATGGCATATAGTTAAATAATCAGCCATAGATTCTAGTAATTGAAGTTGAGGTGATTTATCCTGACTCTTATTGATAAGATAAGCTTTTTCTTGCCAGTGCTTATAGTGTCCACGCCCAATATAGAAATGAATTCCTAAGTTGGACGGAGGATAAGGTAATCTGAAGTGAAGGTCAAAAGGTAACTCGCTATCAGAGAAAGCAAGGGAAGGCCAGCAAACGTCCATGTCATAATCTCTAAATACACAATATGATTCTTTAAGATCAAGAGTGCTAATAAAATTATATCCAAAAAAGGTATAGAGATAGGATTTTATAGGCTCATAGACTTTTGCCTTATTCTTATTGGCACTTGGGTCTAGGGTAGGGAATCTATCCCCGGCCAGATCTTTAAGTTTAGCAATAATAAGTTCTTTAGAGAGTGAGTTAGTCATTCTTTGCCTTCAAATTCTTTCTTTAGTTCTTGATAGAGTTTTAATCTTTTCGACTGAGTTTTTATTATAACTCCTTACCTTTGAGTACCCAGTGTCCCAAATGGGTCGCGCATTGGTATCCGAACTTTCCTTTGACAATGACTCTTACTGCTAATTTGCAGCGTACTAAGCAGTCTCGTGTAGTTGGGGAAATAGTATCCCCGTCTTCAACTGGACCGTTCTTAATAAGATTCCTTAACTCGTCAAGTACTGCTAGCGGAAGTGCCATTCGGATAGCTTCACAGATATATAAAAAGATATCTGATCCTGTTTCATACTGCTGGGCTAGTTCTAACCCGGAAATGACAAATTTCTCCCATTCATTTTTATTATCCCAGTTTTTTGTCTTTTTGTTTTCTTCCATAAGATTTTCAGTTTCTTCTTTACTAAGAATTTCTCCTGTTTCTAAGTTAATCGACTCACCTTCCTTGAGTTCAAATGTTGAAGTGATTACCGGCACGCCGCCTCTAGTAAAATAAACATAACCCCATACTTCGTGTGAGATAGTAGACATAAAGGCAAACGGGTTGCTATCTATATCATTGATAGCAAGGCTTGGCGGTGGCCCATTATAGACAGTAGATAATTTTACTAATTCTGGTCCTTTTAAGTGCATATTATTTTATTACTACCTAAAATATTTCCAAATTAATAGGAAACTGCCACGGTAAAGGGTTCGTTATTCGAATCTGTAGCCGCCCCCACGAGAAAAAACAATGCGGTCAGTTCCGCCAATAAGCAATCTTAGTCTTGAAGGAGGAGCTTGACTAGAAAATCTATTTTCTTTAAACTTTCCCCATTGAATTTCCATTTTCGTTTTCCTTCTCAATAAAAGCTAATTCTTCTTTAAGATATTCAGGTACAGATAAATCATTTTCATTCTTGATATAATCTGCAAGTAATTGAATCGCTTCTTTTCTAGCAAAGTGTTGATAATTTCGTAAGTCTTTATGGCAGCGACCACTACTTTTAATAATGGCGATTAAGTCTTTTAGCTGTTGATTGGCAGGTATCAATGCCAATCTTTCAGTGAGTATTTCCGCAATAAGTTCCTTGCAGTTCCAGTTAATACTGACAGGGTTAAAAATATTACAATAGTAAAAAGTAACCTGCCTAAAATGAAAATCAGATAAGTCACATTTATTAAAAGTGACCATAATGAAATTAGAATGAGTGGTTACAATGTCGCCTTTACATTTTATAAAAGACACTTGTTCTAGTCGCGAATAATGAATATTGCTAAATTCAAAATTGCAATTATTAAACTCTAACCCTGACAAATCAGCCCTCGAAAAATCACAATTTAAAAAAGTGCAGTTCTTGAATAGTATATTGTTGAAAATAACTCCATTAAAAGTACACTTTACAAAAACTTTGCCTTCAATTTCATTATACCCTTCTTCTTCTATAAAATCTAGGGTTAAATACTTGGAAATATCCTGGAGATTGTTTACTTGAAGTTCAATTGGTTCTTTATTTTCCATTTTCTGTCTCGATTCTTTTTAGTTCTTCTTTTAGAAATTTTGAAGTTCTAGGATTCATTTTAATATATTTACTAAGAGTTAATATAATTCTATCCATTGCCGGACAATGATAATCTCTAAAGTAGTTATAGCCTAATACACCGTGCCCAATCATTGCAATTAGATTAGATTCTTCTAGTGATATTAGGGGATCAAGTTCCTTTTGAATTAAATATTTAATAAGTACTTGATCGTTCCAGTCAAAGACACTTGAGTTGATTTCTATGGCATATAAGTCAGTATTACGTTGTGCCCATTCAGTTAAATCACAGTTAGTAAATGAAGATTTAACGATTTCAGAAGATTTCATACAGACTCCAAAATCACAATCTTGAAATGAGCATTTTTCGAAGAAACAATAGAAAAACTTACACCCTTTAAAATAGCAATTGATAAAATGAATATCAGTAAACTGACAATAATAAAAATCTGATTCAATAAACTCACAGTTTTCAAAGGTAATGTCGTGGAATGAAGTACCTTTAAACTCACACCAGTTAAATCTAGTGCCTTCTGGGTTACTTGTAGGCAAGATTGAGTCTATCTGATTGAGTTTAGTAAATAGAGATACTTTGTTCGTGGTTGTTATTGGTTTCATTTTATTAAATTTTAGATTCTTCAAAAACCTGAACCTATATATAGTAGCCCTACGTGTGTCCGTGAGATTATTGGACTAGCCAACCTGCCTTTTCGATTAAGAGTTCTCTTGATTTTTCGCCTATATCTGATTCATTTAAAGCATAATGATAAGCTTTAATAGCTGCATTCTTCCAAGATCGTTCTAAGTCCCTTGGCAGTCTGAGTATAACTGGAGTACCTGACTCAGTTATATCATATCCGAGAGTCGGTACTCGATTTTTAAGGTATTTGGCGGCATTCTTTTCTTTGTTAAAAAGTAACATTCCTGCTTCCTTTAGTTTGCCTGCTTCAACTAATGGAGCAATAAGATTAAAATTTTCAATCTTCTCTAAAAGAGGAATTGAATGGTCCATTGCTCTTGGTTCAGTAAAAATCTTTCTACAAAACTCAATGTACTCTTTATCTTTATATATACTCTTAGCCATATCAGTCCAAAAACTCTTCGAGGGGACTATATGAGAGTATGTAGGATATTGCCAGTTTGAATGAGTCTGGAAAAATATCTTAATGATATAAGTTATTTCATTTGGGTAATCTGCTGGCCAATACTTCATTGATAAGTTTCTAGCCCGGCGATACCGTAATGGCTTACGTCCACAAGGGCCAATAAATCCTTTTAATTCTTCTTTGCTCATATTATCCAATTAACCAGTTAGCGCGTTCCTTTAATAGCCTCTTAAATTCTTCTTGTACTTTTTGATTATTCATTGCAAGGGTATAAGCTTTTCTGGCTGCTTCTTTCCAGGAGGATTCCAAGTCTCTAGGCAGTCTTAAAATAATAATATCATTAGGGTACTGATTTAATAAGTCTAATTCAGGCATAGTTTCTTTAAGTGTCTGGGCGTATTCCTTTTCTAAAAAGAAAAATAGTTTTGCTGCCTTCTTCCAGGATTTTGCTGCTGCCAACGGGTGTATTCTATCATAGGTATTTATATTCTGAATAGTTCTAGTATAGAAGGTTGGGTCTCCTTTAAGACATTCAGTTAATTTAATAGGGTCACTAATAATCTTTCTAAATCTGTCAATATCACGATTATAGTAATCATAAAATAATCTAACCTTTTGAATTCTAAAATCACTGGCTGGTGTAATCCCTTCAACCGTAGGGTATTGCCAATCAAGCGACTTAGGCACTGAAAATTTTTCTTTTAGGTAGAAATACTCATTCGGGTAAAAGTCAGGATAATACTGATTAGATAAATTATAAGCCTTTTGATAAGACAGAATATTAGTCATAGGATTAAGGTACTTTAGGTTTATTAGCTAACGCTAATTTGATTAAAGATTGAGTAAATCTATGAGTCAGAATATTAACATTATACTCAATTGTCTCCTTATAATCAAGCCACACCTCCCCAATTTTTTTCATTGTACCATTGAACCCATGTATAAGAATCTTAATACCATATTGGCCGGAGTTTATTTTTAGATATAATGACTCATTGCTATTATTGATAGTGAATTCTGATTTCCACCAGCAGTCAAATGACTCAATCGGATAGTAAGATTCTTCATTGTTGTATGGGAGATATGTAATATAGCAAGATAATTTAAGTTGACTAACATTCTCCTCGCCAATTAATTTATTTAAATTCTCAATGGTACTATCCTGTGATAATGCAAAATGGCGCAAGCGAATTTCTTCTAATAAAAAATTGGCTTTAGATTCTATCCGTTTTTTTATATTCCAAGTATTGGTCATAACCCCTCATTAAATTCATTAGTATTCACAAATTCGGTTTCACAATGACTACAATATAGTATCTCAACATAAGTCCCACACCCTTTGTCAAGATTAAAAAGCGCAGGATCATTTTCTTTACCACAGAGAGGACAATTAAACCCAACTCTATAAATCTAATTGCAATAGTCGCAACATACTGAATAAGACATTTCATTTATTATGGCTAGATTGCGCAAGTAATCGTCTCCTTTTGGTAGTTTTATAAAGGTTAGGATATAATTTTTTAAATGACAGTCTCGCTAATAAAGATTCAAATAGGTCTATATTTTTACATTTGTCCCAACATCCTGGGGGATTACTATAAAACCATGCTATTTCTGAAATGGAATGAAAATCTTCGTCTAATATATCTTGGTGACTTGTCTCGCTATCACAATAAACCTTTAAATCAATTCTATCAAATTTACGGCCAGAAGAGCCTATTCCTACTATGTTAATTTTAATATCAGTACAATTTAGTCCTAGCATAGTTACGCCATTGCCCCCTTTATCAAGTATTGAAAATGGGACTAACCCTAATTTACTCACGTAATCTTCGCCGAACAGTTCATTGAGTCTATATACTAAATAATTAATATTATATACCATAATTTTTCCTTACTAAATAATAAGGCTTTTTTGTTTTCTTGTCAATATCAAGAATTTTAATAAAATCAGTTTCACATTTTGAACAGAAAATAGTTTCTTCAGGTAAATAGTATACTGATTCTTTTTTATGCTCAAAATCACAAAGAGGACAGATATAGTCTACTAAATTATATTCGTCATTTGTTTCTGGGTTAGAGTATATCTTAATCTTAGGAATTATAAGTAAGTTCTGATTTCTCTTCAGGCATTCGATTGCCTTCTGAAAATTAATTTGATTCACTTCATAATTCCATTTTTCATAATCCATTTTACAGAATCCGATTCTTTCATAAATTAAACCTTTAACTTCAAAGTTAAAAGTCTTTTTGAGGCAATATATCTTTGGACAGAATAGAATCAAATGAACCCTATGAATAAGACCTTTTCTCCTTATTGATTCTTCAAGTGTTATGTGAATATCATTCTTCTTGCTTTTAACGAATGGAATTTCTTTCTTATTAGTATCAGTTTGAATCTCAGGTACTAGGTCTAGTTGTCTGGTATATCTTTCCCCGAATAAATCAATAAGTGTATTAACTAATCTGGTAAGATTATTTACTTGCATACACCGTAAATAGATAATCAATAATCATATCCCAATTTGAAACTCTAGTGAGTAACCCGCCGTCTACTATCGGATAGTTCCAGGGATAATCCATTAAGAATACCTTTATTTGATTATAGGCACACTGTATTGCTGTATCCGGGTGATCTTCAATAATCGTTTCAATCTTCAACTTTTTACATAAATCGGATTTCTTATTAGAATGAACTAAAGGTATATCACCAAACCACATTTTAATACTTTTTTCTGTGGCGGTGTATGTGTCCACTGGCCTACTAGTTACAATAATAGGTTCATATTCTAACTTCAGGATAGACATAGCATTCTGTGCGCCTAAAATTGGATTTAAGGCGCTTAAATGTAAGTCTAAGTGGAATCTATCTAAGACTCTTTTCATTGTCTTAGAATCAAGATTAAGCGATTTAGCATAGCTATAATCAGTAATATCATTAACAGTAGATTCCATTCCTGTTTCTTCGAATATTAACTGTCTGATTTTTGAATCTGAATCTAAAAGAACATTATCAAGATCAATGGCAATTCTTGGTTTATCTGTCATATTAAGTATTATTTTCTCTCTGTTTTTCTCATTCACGATTCTTGAGCATATTAGATTCAAGATTATCCATTTCTTGAGTAATCTCATTTGATTTTCGGGTATAATCTTTCTTAAACTCTTCGCAGAAAATATAATAAGCAAGATTGATTGCCTTTAGTCTTAATTCGTAATCTTTATCCATTGGGGTTGTTATATTGCTCCTTAAAGAAATTTAAGAATCGTCCAATTTTGTCTAATTCACTTTGGGTTTTGACTCCTATCTCTGGAGTAGATAAATCAACTTCAATCGTAGTATAGTTAATCGGGCATTTATATCCTTCTGCATAAAGATATATACTACTCGGTGATTTACTATCAATTCTTAGTAAAACACGCTGATTAGAGTTATCGAATAGTTCTAAATGAATGCAATGCAACTCTTTTTCAATTCTTTCTTTTATTGGCAATTTTACTTCTTTAAGTGCTTCAGCCAGAACCGGCACATATAAAACCATTTTCCCTAATACCGAATATGGATTGATATAGTCATTCTCTGATTTATCTAACTCATTGGTTGCCATTGCTATGCTTTCTCCTTCAATATAATCAACATTAGTAGTTAAGCTTTTCTTTTCTTCTTCAGATAATTCAATTACTTCAATTTTTAACGCAGCGTTTGGTTGTGAAATTTCTTTGATTATCATAAGTCACTTATTAAGCCTGTCCAGAAAAATCCAAACTGAACAGGCTATAGTTTAAAAATCTAACTAATTCTCAAAAGATACCATAAAGTTTCTGTTATTGCAAGAGAAAAAAGCCGTAAAATATAAAATCTTACGGCTTTAGCAGCCTAAATATAGGATTACTTAATAACCTCACGGCACTGTGACCGATTTTTGTTTAGGCTAACTAATCTTAATTAAAGTATTCTGTCTTATAGTCAGAGATAGTATCCAAGATAACTTCAGCAAGAAAAGTGTCAATCAAATTAGGGTCTACTGAGAATCTTAATGTTAAATGAATAGTCAGATTAACCGTAATATGAGTATTATCATACCCGTATGATATTGAATTAATGTCGGTTATCCCTTTTTCTTTGCAATGGAAAGAGTTTAGTTTCTGCTGTAAGGCATTCTTGAAATAAGTTTTAAATGTTACCGATACAGGGTTAGGTAGCTTGCTTGTGATTTCCACGGTCATTGACCGCACCCTTGAGCTAAATGCAATATCAGAAAATTCTAACTTATCTTTGCCTACTAATGTAAACTTATGATCTTTAAGTATCATACACCCTCAAGTTAATAGTTTAAGTTGAAAAAATATAATCAACCCGGTAGGATTCGAACCTACAGCAGACGGATTATGAGTCCGGCGCTCTACCGTTGAGCTACGGGTCGGACGGCCCTTACTGGATTCGAACCAGTGACCTATAGATTAGAAGTCTATTGCTCTATCCACTGAGCTAAAGGACCATTTGTTGAAATTACGCAGGACTATTTTGTTTCGTCTCTTCAAGTTCTTTTTCTTTTAACACTTTTAAGAACGCCTCTTCTGTTTTAATTGTGCTATCTATAAATCTATCAAATTCTTTATAGTTTTTGACCAAACTTGACGTGTAAAGAGGACTGCCTTTTTCAACCCAATAATCAGGAAACATAATCTTACAGTTAAATCTATCAGGTTTATCAAGATCAAATTCTAGTTCTATTTCCCAAATGCCAAGTTCTAGTTTTATAGGGAAAAGTGCTTTAATTAAAATATTTTTCCCTTGCTTTGAGATTTTAAGAAGTTCGCCTGGTCCAGTAATTGAATCATATGCATACTCACTCAGAACAAGCAGTTCACCTAATTTATGGGCAACAAGTTTTCGTGTCGCAATCTGCTTTCTAGTCATATTTAATCCTTTCTATTAATTTAGAAAGGCAGCATACCCTAAGTTTTCTTAGATTGCAAGTGTTTTTATTTAATAGGAAGTGAGGGTTTACTGCATTTCCCCCATTCCCCTAGCAAAAACTCTAGTGCCTTATCAAGTGATTCAAAGTGTCCAGTAGTATGGTCTGCAAAAAGAAATGAAATCTGAATTGGACTATCAGTACTTGGTATTTTCTTAAAAGAAATAGACACCCAGTTGAGGTGGTGCTTGGACGATAAATGAGTCTTAAAATGAATATAAAACTGCATACTGTGAGCACTAATATGTGTAGTATCTTGAACGTCAACTCTACTAATCTTAGGACTTAACTCATACTGGCTCAATCTAATCATTAAATTTTCTATTTGATTAAGTAGTTTAATCTTCTCTTCCTGAATCCTGTATGCCTCTTCAAACGCTTCTTTACCAATAAAATGTAGTTTTTGTGGCTCTGAAATATGATTAGTCTTCATAAAATTTACCTACTAAATCAAAAATCTTCTTTCCTATTGACGGTTTATTGATAAAAAGCTCTTCCCATTGACCGTCATTGGCACTATCGCCAATGATTGCAAAGTGAACAAGCCCCTCTGAAGTAACCCAAATCCTTAACGAATTATTTGATTGAGTGTTCAGTAAATTAATTTCTCTATATACAGGTTGATTGCCGTCGTTTACTGTTTTCTTAGATACGACATAGTTAAGTGAATCTTTTAAGAATCTATTTTCTTCTTTGAGTTTCCCAATTACAATTTTATATGCTGTTTCTTTCTGTGGTTGCATTGATTTACCTTTGCTGATTCTTGGATTGGTCGCAAATTAAACATGCAAAGTACAGACACAGAGTCGGCTGGTCTACGAATGTCCCGCTTACCCTTCTCTCGCAAGCTGGCCAACCTGCCCATTCGTCAATCTTATTGGCAAAGCATTCACCTTCTTCTCCTATAAGTTCCCAGAACTCGACGCCGTTTTGCTTATATACTTCACGGAGAGCATTCACTAGCATATCTACTTCATATTCGCTTAATTCAATTTTGATATTGCTCATTTTGCCTGAACTTTCTTATACATTCTCTTAATCTAAGTAAGTCTTGTTTATTATTCAAATATCCAGATTCACTACTATTAGTAATTTTGTCAATAAATATCCAAGAAGATTCTCCTTCGTCGTCAATAAAGAATCCTAATCTTCCTTTTTCTTTGTGAATCTCAATACTACTAAGTTCTTTACAATCAAGTATTGAAGTAAAAAATCTAGGCTTTAAGTTTATGCTGGCCATACCCTATTACTCTCCCAATTATCATTCTCATAAAACTCTCTGCCGTCTAAACTATTATGAGTAAATACTTTAGTCATTCCATAATTGCCATATTCAATCATAGGTAAACACCAGCACCAACTCCCTTGGATATGAGTTTTTAAGTCATTAGACGGCACTATATGAATTTGATCTAAAGAATCTGGTTGTGTATCAATTTTATTTGCCATTAGCCTTGACTATTTTCGTTTAAGATATTGTAAAGCTCTCTGATTTTTAAGTTACAGCAGCCACATACTTGAATAAGGATAGGGATTGTCCTTGATACTCTTTTCCCTGATCTATCCGACATACTATATTGACAAATTGATAAATTACTACATCCGTCTATTTGACATATTAGAGTTCGGCGTGCAGGCGTATGGGCTTTTAGCAATCCAATTGCTACTGATTGAATGGTAATCGGCGTCATAAAATATTCCCTTTTTCTACTATATTATCTAAGTATCTCACGATTTCTTGAACTGAATTAAAACAATCACTGCATAGTAGTATTGTTTCACTTTCATATTTATCGTCTACTCCCCAATCTTCATAGTACTCGCATTGATAAACAGGCATACGCTTACAATCCTCTATAGAACACCGTAAATTCTCATTCCTTAATTCAGCCCCGTTAAATACTTTCTTAGCTAATTCTTTTACTGTGAATTTCATTGTTTAAAAATCTCCTCCGCTGTCTCCTTAAATATCGCTTATTCCATTTTTTTGATTTACGACTCTCGGTAAATGGATAATTATATCGTGTGATAAAATATTTTATTTCTCGCTTAGAAAGAGGTTTAGCCATTGAAAAAGTTATAGTATTCTTCGTAACTAACTGGAGTTTTACTTTCGAAGTTATACCTATGCTCTTGATTTTGAGTTAAATAATCGCAATATTGCCAACGGCAGTAGCCTTTTATCCCGTAGTAGATTAACTTATCGCACCTTATCGGGGTAGTTTCGCCACAAGAATATAGTACCCTTGATTGAATCAAGACATACCTATTCACCCCTTTGACTCTATAGTAGCCGTCAGGCAGTCTGGACATTCTAGTTAAATCTACTGGCATTGGTCCTCTTTAAATATCTTCTTTCTTTGTTTTAAGTTGATATCGCACCCGCAATTCCTACAAAACCCTTCTGCCTTTGCACATTCTAAGCAAAATCTGTCAGTTGCACTGGTAGGAAACACCATTAACTTCTTGCATTTTTGGCATTCTGAAGAAGTAATCACAGTACAACCGACTGACCCATTATAATAGCAAATAACACATAATGATTCTTCTATCCTCTTAACTTTTTCTGTGTCGTTAACCAATTTAACATAATGATTCAATTGGCTTTTTCTTCTAGTAGTTTGAGTATTGATATCATATAAAGTCAACTTAAATGGCATTTAGTACCTCTATATTGCTTTCTTCTTGATTACTTGACCTATACTTAAATTCCAAGTCACATAAACAAATTTTACATAGATTATTATTCTTAGCACATTGAAGGCATATTTTACCTATTCCTTGTTTCTTGGCGATTAAGTCAAGCCCGCAAATCTTACAGGAGTGCTGAGTCATTGCCCAGCCACTTGTATTCGCCTTATAAAAACAGATAGTGCATTCAGACTTATTTAATCTTTCTTCTGATTTAGGATCATTGACAACGTTTAGGCATATCTGAAAATTAAGTATTCTTAGTTTTGAGTTGTGGTTAATTAAGCCAATATCTAATTGATTATTCATCCTATCTTTGGCGTGGATACTCGGTTCTTTAAAGCCGAGAGGAAACGCCGCGCCTTGTTGTAAGAAGTTAGAAGTGTAAGTGGAAGGAGTTACTCTTCCACTCGTTACTCTTGGGGGTAATAAAAACTCCCAAACATTCCCTTTCGGGAAGTAGCGCGTACCGGCCTAACTGTAACCATTGGCCGGATTCGACCTCCTCTCGACCGGATTCGGGAAGGTTTAACGTGATAAGCACTAGAACTGACTCCCGTTCTTGTTTAACCTATCACCGTAGAGCAGCGAACTGAGGCGGCATTCGCAGGTACCTATTTCTTCCCAATCGTTTCCTGTGATTTGCACAGGGGTCTGGTCAAGTGAAACTTGAGTAAGTCTACCAAATCGGCTATCCGCTAGGATAGCGTCGTTAATAGACGACTCAAGCTTAGCCCTTAGGGCCGAGTCTCTTGACATTTACTCATTCGACTTATAAATAACTTATCTGCTCTATAAAGTGTCCAATCGCCCACAAAATCAAAAAACAAAAACAATGATCTTAGAATATGCCAATGAATTGGCTTGCTAGTATACTCGTCAATAAAATCACATTTACCATAAATTCTATAAGAAAGATTAACCAATACGTCTCTTTGGCAGGTTGCGACTTTTCTTAATAGATAAAGTCCAATGATTCTAGTGTAGAAACTAACCTGAGCACTTTCTATGTCACGTAAATCAAAATTACAAGGGTTGTGACTGTAAATATTAGTTATTTTATTCTTAATTAATTTAACCCTGTCAGTAATTCTGTTCTGCATATCTCTTTAAACTTTTGATTCCCAATATTCAATATCTATATCAATCCAATAATTCGCTGACTCGCCAATAATTTCCGCCAGACGTCTAGCCAATGAAATATTAATTATTGCTTGCCCATTGAGTAACTGTAGTAATCCTACTAAGGTAAGTCCTACTGCCTCACTGAAATCTAATTCAGACATATTCTTTTTAGCTAATTGGTCTCTAATGATTTTACCTGGGAATAATGCGCTTTTTGGCATAAGTATAAATAGTTGATTGAATTAGGTTATAACTCCTTATTAATTTGATTTTGAGAGTATACCCTAAGTTTTCTTAGATTGCAAGCAAAAAAATACTAGCCTTTTTGGGAATAGGCTAGTATTTAGGTAGCGTTGAGTTAATCTTATCGGGTTACTGGGTATGGATATGTTTGACAATTACAGGTTCAACCATTCCTTTACTGGTAAGTAGATCATAGAGAAAAGGTTTAACCCTGGAATCAAAGCATTTGAATTCGAAATCTTCTTCTTGATTATCTAGTGAATTATCTATCCAAAATACCCTAACTAAATTTGAACCAATATCCCTATACCTTTTTATCCAAAGCGAGACTTCTAGTCCAGATTGTTTCCATTTGATTGAGACGCTATTGGAACAGGTATCAACATTAAACCCAATATTCAATCCTCTTTGGTGTAAATAATCTACTATATTTCTCAACTCAATCATTGATTCGATTGCTGAATCAGACCAATTGTTGAACTGAAGATAATCTATAGTGTCAAATCTACTGATTCGTTTCATAATGGAATAACTGCCAGCCATACTCAGTCCCGTCTACCATTGGCCGAACTGTTGCAATAGGAGCAAAGATTAACCATTCAGTGGGATTCTCTTTATTCTTGAGATAAAAAGACACTGATTTGGTAGCTGGACAGAATGAAGGTTCAATGTATTGATTGGATTCGTTACTGATACATTCCAGTAAGGCATTCATGCCGTCCTTAAAGCTTAATCCCGATATTAAATAACAAGGTATTGAACTTGTTTTTGAATCACATTTGGAACAATATGACATATTAAAACCCAAGTATATCCCTAATCTCGTCCCAGGCACGGGCGAAGAATACTCCTGCTGAGTCATTTAAAACTATCTCACGAATATCTTCTAATGATTTACGAAGTCTTTCGTTTTCTGAGGTTAACGAATTATTAGTTCTTTCTAAGATATCTACTAACCTATTTAATGCCGCAATCTCGTTGTCTCGTGGGTCTTTCGCGGTACTTGCCATTTAACTATTGTCCTCTTATTTGGGTTCTGGGCTTATCGCTGCTCTTATTTTTCTCTGAATTACTTGTGTTTCTAGTATTAGCTTTAGGATTTAACTTATTATCGGCATTTAATCTATTAGAATGATCTCTATTAGATAAATTGCCTAATGTATTTGCTTCTGTGTTCATATCGCCAAACCTTGAGCTATTTCCGATTGCTGCCATTTCAGCCATTCTTTCCATTTCTTTAACGAAACTTTGAATATCAAAGGCTTCAGGCAGTTCACCGGCGCGTTCAAGAATTGCTAAGAAAGCTTCCAATGAAATCTGGTGTTTATCAACCAAGTAGCTTAATGTTGCAATTTTTGCAGGACTAAGACTTAACTGATTAATGTCTGCTAATTCGACTGATCCACCTTTTTCTTTTCCTAAACCTAAATATTCTGCTGTGATTTCTAAAGCCCTTTCCAGGCCGTCCTGGATTGACTGGGCGATAGTTCCAAGCTCAGACGACGCTTTAGCCTCTTTCATTACCGCCTCGGTCGCAGTAGCTTCACGAGAGGCAAGCATTGCAATACCGAGTTTTTCCATTTGAGCCTCAATATTAAGAAGCTCTTGTTGGGTTGAACCGATACCTTGACCGCTATGCTCTACATATTTCAAGTCCGATTCAGGCTCAGGGCCTTGAACTAAATTATGTGGACCAACTACTAATTGGTTCTTATCGTCTTTATTCAACATTTTACCAAATAAGACAGGAACATTGCAAACTCTCATAATATTATGGAGGTCACTTCTTATTTGGTAATGAAGGATATTTAAATCGGCAAGGTCAATTAATGGTGGTCGTGACACCATAAACCCTACCTTCTGACCATAAATCGGGACTAACGGGATATAACTTAAACTGGTTGTGCCTCTATCTATGTTTACTTGGGTTGTGATTTCATTGCCTTTGGAGTCTTTATCAGTAACTATTTCATTTAATTCCCAGCTTCCCGGTCTTAAAATCCTATAATAAACTTTTTCTAATTCTCCAAATGTTCCTTGTTCTTCAATAACGCGCTCTTCGATTGTGACTTGAGTTAACTGAATTCGACCATTAATAAATTCAGCTTTCCAGTTAACAATTTGATCGGCTAAAACCTTAACCCAATAAGGATTTCTTTGGGCAAGTTCTTCGTCTAATAATGAGACTTCGCCGGACTCACTTGACCCTTTTTCTAACTTCTTAGGCATATCAACATAGATAAATACGTGTCCGTCTCTTACTGCGTCTATCCCAAGTTGCTTCCCGAATACTACCCAATGTGTGCCAACAGAATCACAATTCTCTAATAGAGTTTTGATTTTAGGGTCAACGTCGTTGCCCAGTCTAGGTGCTCGCCTAAAAATCATTCCCACTAGGCTTTCTGCTGTATGTCTAAAAAAGTTAGTAAATACTGACAATTTCAATCTTTCTTCATAGTCTATACTATATTCACGTTGAAATTTCGGTAAATAAACTTCTCTTTTTTCACGTAATCGGCGTGTGCCTTCATAGCAATCACGTGTAACCGTCCATAATTCTCGCATTTGCTGATATGAACGATTTTGGTAATTAGGCAAATCGTAATCGTAGACAAGGGTGCTGGTAATATTTGGCATTTTATTATTCAACTTAAAATTTTAACTTGGGATTTTTTCTAACTTAGAATTTTACTCTAAGGACTTCTGCTTCTTGATACTTGGCAAGCATTGAGTAACACCCTGAAGAAGCGTCAACTTGATCCTTATATCTTCCTCTAGGGAATACACCCAATTCTTCAATATATTGCTTATTCCAGTCACCTCTGAGTAATTTTACATTACCCGCATTGACTTGTGACGCGAATGGGTCTGCTCTTAATTCCTTATCCCCTCTTGGCTTATCTGTTTTCACTGTAAACCCGTCTAAAAGCTTAATAAACCCACTAGCAGCGTCTTTACCTGCGCTTCCGCCTTCTTGCTCAATAAAGATTTTAACTTCTCTTCCGTCTTTTTCTGCTGTTGCTCTAATTAATGAGTCTCTTTTTCTTGAACCATATTGAACTCTTACAACGTCTTCAACGAAGTAATTGCCGTCTTTCGTTCTGGCCATTCTTACGCCCACTGTGTAGGCCCCACCTTTTTCAGTGGCGGCAATATCCCAGTATCTATATCTAGCATAAATATTTTCAGGAACGGCATTTACAACCTTCAGCATTTCTCTATCAAAAATACCGCCGTGACGTGGAACTGGTCGTTGCTGTAACTGGGACGCTGTACCAAATTCGCCTAAAGTGGATTCCATTTCACTTAAAGCTTTTTCGTCAATATGCGCAGGCCATAATAATTCGCCTTCATACTCTCTAGGATCAGAAAATCCAATAGAAGTTACATATTTTTTCTGAGTTTTTTCATATCTAGCAGGTAAACAAAGGTGTTCATATCCCATTTCTTTACTTAACATTTCACCAGTTAAGTCACCTTCACTTACCCTCTGCATAACGATAACCCGAACATATTTCTTGGCGTCGTTTCCACGGGTAGACATTGTTTCCGTCCACCAACGTAAAGCTGAATCTAATTTCTTTGCTGATTCTGCTTCGCCTACTTTATGTGGGTCGTCTACAACGGCGAACTGTCCACCTTCTCCGGTTGCCACGCCAGCAACAGAAGTGGCAAGTCTTAACCCTGTTCTATCATTTTCAAATCGTATTTTACTATTTTGGTCGCCAGTCAATCTATAAACTCGACCATATTCCTCTTGATAAAAGTCAGATTGGATTAATCTACGGGCCTTTAAGTTATCTCTAATGGCAAAATCCCTTGAATAACTAGCAAAAATCCAACGGCTTGACGGATTAACTTCTCCCCAATGCCACGTTTGCCAAAAGACTGATACCAATAAGCTTTTCCCGTGGCGCGGTGGCATATTGATAATTAATTTTTTAATATCGCCTCTTGTGCAAGCTTCTAAGTGCTCACAAATGGCGTCAATGTGCCAGCCCGGTACAAAGGGTTGTGCAGGCTCTAAAGTCTCCCACATTTTCTCAGAATACTGCCTGAGAGTTAATGGATCTCTTTCTTGTATTACTTTAGGGGGCAATGGCATGTATAATTCTTGCTCAAATACCCGCATTTGTGCGTTTAGTAAACCCATTGAAAGTTAAATTTCCCAATCTTCGCTATCTTCGCAGTGATTTTCTTCTAACTGATATGCACAATTACAGGATTTTTCTAAAATTCGTTCACGGTCTAATGTTTCGGCAAACTTAACCTCAATACCTGCAAAGACATTTTCTATAATTGAAGGGTGAATTTTAGCTTCGTCTGCCAGTGCTTCCCATAACCCTTGCTCTCTGAATTTCATTAGGGAAGGGAATTCCTGGATTAGACCGTGAATTAAAAATCTGATTCTTTTCGCTGATTCTTGTAGTGATTCTGCCATTACCCTCTTGCTGCCTTTCGGTCGTCAACTTCTTTAATGAGCCTTTCAACGTTAAGCATTGTTGCCCTTACTGCTGTAGCTTTCTCGACTATATCGCCAGCAGCACGTAGAAAATTAGGCAATTCTGCTAGTGTTAACTTTTTCCAACTATCATTATCAAGTGCCGCTTCTAGTACTTTCTGGCAAACTTCTAGTGCTTTCTGCCCAATTTCAGCCGCCAATTTTGACTGCTGCTCGGCGTCATTTCTAAACTTCTCTAATACATTGCGCCGTCCGTCTTCATATCTTTCAATATAGCTTAAAGATTGCTCTTTATCATAAGCAGCCGCTCTTTCGGCCCACTGATAATCTTTCGTGCATTTACGCCAGTCGGGAGGAACTGCGATAGGGGCAATGTTGCTAGCGTCTGCTTGCTTGTGCTTGGCAACTTCCTGACGCTCAAGGGCGTAAGTCTTTAAAACTGAACGCCTTGGGCCTAACGCAAGGAACTTTTGAAAACGAATATACCATTTATCCGGTTCATTTGGTAGTTGTTCATAAATCGGTTGCTCTTTAGAGTATCCGTTTATATCAGCCATTATTAATCCTTTCTTTCCTTTATAAAAAACATTTTTGCTTTACGGCCCGGCTTTAATTGCCCGCCTCTCTGTTTAGGGGCATATCGAACTTCTACCTTGCCTTCTTCTATAAGTTGCTCGATAATTAGCTTTATCTGCTTGTAAGGTAATCTTGATTCCTGGTATATCTCACTAATAGTTACTGCCCCTGATTGTAGTTTACTGGTTATAATATGACATTTCTCTTCATATGAAGCATTAATCCTTTTATCATACAAATTACAGAGTGCATTTATATGATTTAAGATATTAGGGCTAATCTCCATTAGTTTTTCAATCTTATTGAAAATTTCAGTTTTTTTATCTTGCATATAGTGATAATACATTTCTAGTAAAATAATTCTCGGCAATGCCGAAGATTATTTAATATCTCATTGTATGATACACCCAAAGATTCAGGAGAGTCTGTTGGTTATCCCTAATTAAATCATACAAATAGATTATTTTGTATCAACCAGGAGGTTGACTTGGCATTACAGGAAATTTTTGACAGCGCAGAACAGATTCCCGAAGGATTGCGGGAACATTATATTGAAGTCGAAGGCAAATATGTTCTTGAGAATATTCACGGTCTCAAGAAAGCCAAAGAAGAAATTCACGACAAGTATAAGAAATTACAAGAAAAAGCTAAAAATTTTGAAGGCGTTGATCCTGAAGAGGTGCAGCGACTTCGTGAAGAAAAAGTAAGAGCGGAAAAAGAGCGCCAGGAGCGGGAAAAAAGAGAAGCCCAGGAATCTGGAAACTTCCAGAAATTAATCGAAGCTCACGGCAATGAAATGCAAGGGTTAAAGGCTGCACACACTATGGAAGTGCAGCAATTAATGAAGCAGAATGAAGAACTCAAATCTGCAATGGAACAAGCCCTTGTTCATAATAGACTGAAATCAGCACTTCAGGAGCACTTAGTTACTCGTGACCTTGCTGATTTACTTGTTCCTAAATTAGCACCATTCTTGCAGGTTGTGCAAGTTGACGGTGTTTATACTTCGCGATATATCAACCCTGAAGATCAATCGTTGAAGTATGTCAATGGTCAAGGCCAGCTTTATTCAGACGACGATTTCGTAAAAGAACTGAAAGAGAAGAACGCCTTTAAGCCATTATTTAAGAGTACGTCGAGTCACGGAAGCGGTGCTTCGCCCTCTAATGGCGGTGCCTTCGGAGGAATTACAAGCAAGAAGCAACTTACATCTAGGCAAGATAAAGTAGATTACATTGATAAGTACGGACAAGCCCAGTATGACAAGTTGCCAGGATAACCCCTCTGGAGTGAGATATGGCAATTGGAAAAGCTAGCGATTTTAAAATTTATCAGGAACAGTATCATTCAGCTTTTACTGAAGTAATCCAGCAGGAAAGTAATGCTTTCAATGCTGCTTCTGCGAATGCGTTGCGGTTGACCGCAATGGGACGACGTGGTGATTACTACCAGGAAGCTTTCTTCAAAGAAGTGAGTTCACTCGTTACGCGGCGTGATACTACTTCTGTTTCAACCGTGACTGACCTTGCCCTTACGCAAGACGAAATCACGAGTGTCAAGTTAAATCGTAAAGTTGGGCCTTTGGCTCAGACTTTGGACGCCTTTAAGAAAATCCAAATGTCCCCGCAAATGTTTTCATTTGTGCTTGGTGAGCAATTTGGTAAGGCGGCTATGGTTGATATGCTTGACACGTCCCTTAAAGCTCTCGTGGCGGCTATTAGCGGCGTAACGAGTGACGCCTTGACCTATGACGCAACCGGCGAATCAAGCAAAACTCTGACTCACCAGTATATGATTAAGGGCTTGGCCAAAATGGGTGACGCGGCAAACCGTGTTGTCTGTTGGGTTATGCACTCTAAGCCGTACTTTGACTTAGTGCAGCAGCAGATTACTGACAAGATTTTTGAAACTTCAGGGTTTGCGATTTATACTGGCCAGCCAATTACCTTTGGTAAGCCAGTGATTGTTTCAGACTCCACGTCACTTTATACTGTTTCCGGATCGCCTGAAGTTACTGACTATCACGTTTTGGGTTTGGTTGAAGACGCCGCCCACGTCGAAGAGTCAGAAGAGCGGACTATCGCAATGGATCAGATTACCGGGTTGGAAAACCTGGTTATGCGATTCCAGGGTGAATACGCTTATAACTTATCGGTTAAAGGCTTCCGTTGGGATACTACGAACGGTGGAGCTAACCCAACTTCTACCGCAATTGGTACTTCAACCAATTGGGATAAATCAGCTACTTCGAATAAATCGCTCTGCGGTATTCGTGTGAAGGTTCGATAGTAGTAAGGTAGTTTAATGCAAAGGCGTTTTGTTTGGAAACTTGGGGTCTTTGGATTCCCTGAAGAGAAAGATAGTCCTTTGCAGTGGTTTGTTGAAGGCGCGTCCAGATTGGGTTACGGCCCAATCTGGCGCAATCCTCAACATTGGTTGCCAAATGAAACTGAGATTTTTGATTTAGTAGTAGTAAGTGGGTTGCATTATCGCCGGGCAGCACTTATTACTGAGTACAATAATAGAAATATCCCTGTTATTGTAAATGAGCAAGGTTATTTGAAAAGAGATAAATATGAACAGTTGAGCTATAAATGGCTCAACCAACTGTGGCCTACTTATTGCACTGACGATAGATTTAAGTTATTAGAGTTGGATTTAGCTGATTCAATGAAGTCTGAAGGTCATATATTAATTGCAGACCAAAAAGAGAACGACACTCAGCATAATAAGACAAGGCAAGAGTTAAATGATTATTTTATTCAATCAGTTTTAGAAATCCGAAAGTATACTGATAGAAAGATTGTATATCGGCCACACCCTAGAACATTAGAACGTGATTGGATTAAATTCGAGAGTGGTAACATTGAAACTCACGACCCAAGAAAAGTCCCTGCCTGGGCAAGTCTTAAAAAAGCCTATGCAGTAGTCACGTATAATTCTAATATTGGTAATGAAGCTTTATTGAGTGGCACGCACGTTTTTTCTTATGGGCAGACTTCTTATTCGGATTTAAGTAATAAGAGTTTAAGTGATATAGAATCACCACGAGTATTAACTAAAGAGCAGCGTCAATCATACTTTAACAGACTTGCTTATTCTCAATGGAATAAACAGGAAATGGAATCAGGTGAGGCTTTAGCTTGGCTAGAGTTTCTTTTTAGGTAAAAATAATTACTCACTTAAATATAATGTTATCTTATTTAGGTGATATTCGAAGAGGTCTTGAATGCGTTCGTTTTATAAGAATTTTTGTTATATCTTTTGCAGTAATGACGAAAGCCAGTCACCGGGTATCCAGCGACTTGCAAATGCCTTACAGTCACGCGGGAACTATAATGTTAGATTTCGTTGCGCTCCTATTTTCGTTGAATCAGATATTGAACCTTGTGAATTAGTTGTAACTGCCAAAAACTATACAGTAGTTATTGACACATACCGTAAGGCTAAAATTGAAGTTCAGTTTTACGACGAAGGCGAATTAGCGGATATTGTCAGTGGAAAGAGTTTAATTAATACTCAGGTAAAACCAAATGTGGAAACCCAAGCCGCCCCGCAAGCCCAAGCCACCGAAGAAATGAATTTTCTGGCAACTGTTGACCCTGAAGTGATTGAAAAAGCCCGTAAGCGAACAAGAGAGCGGGTTGCAGTGGCCAACGCTGTTGCTAATGCAGAAAGCGAATAGTGAACAACTATGGCATTTAACGCTGACGTAGGTGGAGCAAACGCTAATAGTTATATTTTAGTAGCAGACGCTACCACTTACTTCACGGAGCGGCTAAATGCTACTGCCTGGACAAATGCGACTACTGCTCAAAAAGAAGCTTCCCTTATTATGGGGACTCGTTGGTTAGATACTGAAGTTTGGGCAGGTGAAAAGGCGACTACTACTCAGGCTTTAAAATGGCCTAGAGTTCATTGTTATGACGACGAAGGCAATGCAATAGACGACGAGACGATTCCTAGTTTTATTAAATATATGACTTGTGAATTAGCCTTGTATCAGTTGAATCGAGACCCTGATACCGAGCGATTACAAGAACAATATGAAGAAGTTAAGATTGAAACATTAATGGTTAAGTATCGTCGTTATTTGGGATACGGGTTGCCAAGTGATATTGCTAGATTAGCTCCATTTTCTGTTTTATATGGTAGAGGGAATAGAGTCGTGAGAGCATAAAATGCCAATACCATTTAATAAGATTGCAGCGGCTATTCTGAAGATTGGCCACGACCAAGCAATGATTGGTGGCGCTTCTGCTACGTTAGTTTTGAAATCTGAAACTGGTTCAACCCTTGAGACAATCACTCAAGGGTTTACAGTTTTTGATAAAAAACCAACAATGATTGATTATCAAGAAGCCCATACTTTGATTTTAATTAGCGAAGAAAATATCACGAGCACGTCTAATATTAAAAACGCTACTACTGCAACTTATAACAGTATTGAATATAAGATTGATAAATGGGAAGAATCTTCTAATACCAGTAAAGTATGGAAGCTTTACTGCTCTAAAGAGAGAAACTAATGCCTACTGATCCTTATTCTTGGAAAACTGCATACGCCAGTAACACTAGCTCTAATCTTATTTTAGGTGAAGCCTCTAATAAATTTGGCTATGAGCCAACCGTCTTATTGGTTTGTGTGAAAACTGATACCACAGCCGGAACGCTTACATTGCAAAGTTATAATACGGCATTTGCTGAATGGTTTAATGGGGAGTCAATTGACGTCACTTCAGGCAACTTTATTTACAAATTAGATACCGCTGGAACGGCAGCTAGGTTAGTCGCTTCTGGAACTACAAATTTAGACGTAAAGGTATGTGAACTTACCAAGGCTCTTGGGGGCAATTAATAATGGCACAGTTTGACGTTCGTGGATATCTTAATACCGGACAGGCTACAGGGTCTAAATGGGTAACGGCTGTTGACCGTGCTACCGCTGTAACTAACGCCGAAAGTGACGCTGATTTAGGTTCGCCAGGGTCAGGTAAAGTCGAAGTAAGAGTTTATCAGGAATACGCACCTGAATATGTTTTTAATAGACTGTTAGATTTTTTTCACCCTGTAAATTACACAACTACTTCGATTAATATTTCCGCAGCAACAGATACAACAGTTGTTAGTGCTGTAGCTAGTCAGAAAATCTGGATTAAAAGAATTGTTTTAGTGAATCAAGGTGCTGCAAATAATACAGTTACATTAAAATCTGCAAGCACAACTAAGACTGGCGCGGGTATTACAATTGAACCGGGTGCGTCCTTGGATATTGGAGAGTTGCTTCTAGGAACAAATGAAGCTTTTGTAATTACAACTTCTAGTACCTCTAATATTAGTGGCTATGTCACTTGGCAGTCTTTTGAGGCTTTAGCATAAGTATTTATTAGATTTACTTATAGTTAAAATAGAACGAAACGAATCGAAAATGGGAAAAACTATATCTTTTTCGTCGCCTACTGCTATCGGTGCTACTACTCCAAATAGTGGCACATTTACAACGTCTACGTCGAATCAATATCAATCAGTAAAAAGGTCAGACGTTACTGCGGTTAATGGTGATAACCATAATTTAGATATTAGTACTGGTGGTTTTGTTAAACTTGAAGGGCCAAGTGCCGCATATGCGATTACTGGATTTACTGGCGGTGCTGACGGGCGAATATTGAGAATTTATAATTCTGTTTCTCAGACACTTACTATTAAAAATGAAAATGCTAGCAGTACTGCGGCAAATAGAATTTTGACCTTAACTGGGTCAGACGTTGCGCTGAGAACAGACGGACAATCTGCGGCTGAATTTATTTACGACTCCGAACAGAGCCGTTGGATTTTAAAGAGTTATAATTAAGGTGTTTATATGCCAAAACTAGGTGGATTCTTTAAATTAGGCGGTTCAGGTAGTAGTGGTAGTGGCGGGTCTGGAACGGTAACTAGCGTTGCAATGACTGTCCCTTCTGGGTTTACCGTAGGCGGTAGCCCAGTTACAACTGACGGAACGCTGGCAGTCAGTCTTGACGCTCAATCTGGGAATAAAGTGTTAGCCAGTCCTTCTAATGGAAGTTCTGGCACTCCTGGATTCCGTACTTTAGTAAATGCTGATTTACCTGGCTCTATAGACGCCACAAAAATTGCAGACGGAAGTGTGACTAGCACCGAATTTCAGTATTTAGGTGGAGTCACAAGTGATATTCAGACGCAATTAGGTACTAAATTTAGCTTACAAACTGAAACAAGTTTTACTAATAATAGTACTCCTGTTATTTATTTAAAAGCACCAAGTCCAAATACTACTCCGTTCTTACAATTTCTGGATAGCTCAGACGCCTCAAAATTGAAAGTTTATTATAACGGCGCAGTGGAATCAGCCGGGGATTTCTATAGCGGCACTGGAATATATGCGTCTACGGGAACTAGCGTTACTCTTCGAACAGCAGGGAATATTGACGTAGGTATATTCCGTGAGTATGGGTCGCTTTCATTCGAGGGCGCGAACCCTAGTACAAGCGGAGTCCCAAAGGCTTGGCTTGATTTTACAGGGACTCAAAATAATACAGGGATTACTGCTTCAACTGAATACAATGCATTTTGGTATAATCCTCCGCGAACTTATACCTGGGCTACTGGTGCAATTACTAATCAGCGATTTTTTTATATGAGAGCGCCTACGATTGCGTTCTCTGGTACTAGTACTGTCACAACAGCGGCAACTCTTGCGATTTCAGGTGCCCCAGTTGCCGGAACGAATGCGACTATTACTAATCCATACGCTTTATGGGTGGGAAGCGGGACAAGTCAGTTTGACGGTAATGTTTCTTTAGGCTCTTCAAATGTTTTATTATTAGGTGGAGCTACTTCTCCTGGGACTGCGACTAGGTTGCAGTTAGGGACGCCTACTACTGCTAATAATAATGTTAATATTTATTTAGAGCCAACCGGAACGACGATCACCCCACTGGCAATCCAAGGAAATTCGTCGCAAACAGCAGACCTATTTCAAGTATTTAATAGCTCTGGAACAAAAGTATTTTACGTGAACGCTAAAGGGGTGGCTCACGGATCACCGAGCGGAATCGGGATTAACGCTACCGCGTTTGGCCATCTAGCTCTAGATGCTAGCGGGGGTGGAGTTAACGCTACTGTGTTCGGGTATAGCGCCGGATATAACCTGAATAGTTCAGGCACCGAAAATACACTAATTGGCTCAAATGCAGGGTACGGCCTTACTACGGGGGCACATAACGTAGTCGTAGGGTCTGCGGCTCTGCAAAATGACCAGACAATCAGCAGTTCCGTTATAATCGGGGCGGCGGCGCTCAATCAGAGCAATGGGACATATACCGGCACTGGACCAGTATTGGCGATTGGTCGGAGTGCTGGAAGTGATCTGACGACTCAAAATAATATTGCAGTGTTTGGGTCCTCTACGTCACCGTTGAATGACTGGTATTTTGGAGAGAGTTATAGTACTGCGACCCCTTCGGATATCACTTTCCAGCCTTCAGTGGGAAGTGGAACTAATATTGCAGGTTCTAGTTTCTACATTAGAGGTGGGGCGGGCACAGGAAATGCAACACCTGGTAAGCTTTATCTGCAATACGCCTCGGCAGGGTCAAGTGGGGCGACAGTTCAGAGTTATACTACTGCCGTAACAATTGATTCGTCCGGTACTGATATTAATGGATTATTGACTACTGATAGATTAAAAGGCGGAACAAGCACTCCGTCAGTGGCGGCTGGGGTAGGGGCTGGTACTGGGGCTAGTGTAAGTGTTACAGGGACAGATTTGGCAGGGGAAATCACAGTCACAACTGGCACGTCTCCAACGACTGACTCAGTGGTCTGCACTCTCACGTTCTCTTCAGCAATGTCAAGTGCTCCATTCCCCCATGTTACTCCGGTCAACGTGAACGCTGCTGCCGTAGCGGGAGGGTGGTTTGCAACGTCGAATACGACGACAATGACTATTACCAGCTTAGGTGTATGGCCAGAAAGCACTCAATTTAAATTTAATTACTTTAACCCTCAATAATTGTCTGTTACTTGTAAAATATGGTCCAATTTTATTTAGACATTAGTGAATTAGTGAATTTAATCGTTGGGTTAGAAAAGAACTCAACATTAAATCCTATTATGTCTGAATTAAAAAGAATCACTGACGAAGCAAATAACGCACAGATACTATCTGAAGGTGCAAGAAGTAATAAGCCTTATGCTGAGTTAAAAGACAGAACTATAGCCGAACGTAAGAGACAAGGATTAGGACCTAAGCCGATTTTACGCCGCAAGGAGAACAGGCTAGTTGACGCCGTATCTAACGGGACTCCGCATTTAGGTAATAATGACAAAGATTTGACTCTTGAATATGACAAAGGCCCATTTTGGACTTATATCCACCAGATAGGGAATCTTGAGGACGGTGGAAATCTTCCGGCCCGATTAATGGTTGATCCTATTCAAGAGGATATTGATAAAATCGCAGACGTTATCTTAAATCAAATGTTTAAAGGTCTTTAGGTGTTATAGTGGGAGTTTACGATAATCACCCGTGGGCAAATCCAGACAATCTTGGATATAGTACGACGCCTATCCCGTTTGCATACGCCCCACTTGCAAGAGTATTAGCAAATGGGTTGAGAATTTTTAAGGGGAAACAGGCAGGAGCAATTAGTGAAATTACAGCAAAAGAAGGTATTACTTTAACTGCGATTTCAGATTTAAATTGCTCTGTAGGAATGACCACAACCCCTATCACGCCAAGTTTTTTTTTGCTAGGAAGTGCAGTGCCGCGTGAAGGCGACCAGTTATTGCAAATTGAATATATGCTAAAGGCATTTATTGTGATTCCTACAGCAAGCATTCAAAGAGACATTTATGACGAAACTTCCTGGTATGACGATTTATTATTTAGAATTTTCTTTTCCGCTGATACTAGATTATTTTGCTGGCGGGCACAACTCGCAGGGGAGTCAGATTTTAATTACCGCCAGTTTTTAAGCAGTGTTCCACCTATGGCCCGCAGGGTAGCGGTCCAGGATTTATCAAATAGATTGCAGATTGAAAAAGCGATAGTTGCAGGCGTAACGGTCGAACTTTTAGGTTCTGCTTTTAACTTGTAAGAGGTTAAAACGATATGGCCGTTCCTTATGTTTTAAATGGAGTAGATTACAATAAAGTCTCCATTTCGCAAACTTATGATCTTTATTTGATTGCGGGTGGATTTGTCTTTACCACGTTATCAAAGCAACCAACAACCTTTATTTCCTTGAATACTGGGACTGCTACACCAAAGTATCAAGCAAAACGTTTCAGTGGCGGAACTTCTTCGGTTAAAGCTACTGCAACCGCGAAAGTTCAGTTAGAAGCGGGTCAGACGCCTGTTGCTGGAACTATTGTTGCAACGTGGATTAATGCTTCTATTAATGCAACTCCAGTTAGAATTGTTGCATTATATGAAATTCAGTCAGGAGATACTACTGCTGCTAATGTGGCAACGGGGGTCTCAAACGTTTGGAAAGCGATTATTGACCCAACCAATAATGCGTTACCAACTGGTGGGAGTGTCCGGTGTACTAATCGGAACGCAACTCAAGCTGAAATCGCTGCCGCCGCGCAGGAGATTTTTGGCACTGACGAATCAGTGGCAATCACTGTTTCGACTGACACGATTACTTTCACCTATACGTCAACTGGCACGACTGGTAACAGTGCGGAACTGGGCGCTCAGGTAATGCCGTCACTGCCGACTGTGTTGCCTACCTTCACTGACGGTATTCCAACCAATGTTGCCGGATTAGTTCCTTTCGGTTCTATCGTCGGATTGAATAACCCAACCGGTGCAAACCTTGTGCCATTGCAGAATGACCAGGTGTTTGCAACCGCTGCACAATTCTCTGGCCGTCCAAACCCAACTTATACCTTCCAATCACACCAGATTCGTGAAGATTTTAGCCTTCAGGCTTTAATCGAATCTAACTTACAGGCTGCCTTCTCAAGTACGCAGAATTTTATTCTGTATGACGGAAGCGCACGTACGGTTAATAACCTTGGGGCATTGATTGTCCGTAAAGGCTTGTATGTTGATTCCGCCCCTGACTATGAACTCATTCCAAATGCGACTGTGCAGTTTGCGGATTTGAACTATGCTATCGGAAACATTCCGGCTACGCAGGTAACGATCACTCCACAGTTAGCGCCGGGTAAACCTATTGTCCGTCGTCAGGCTGAACTCTATGCGGCTTATACTTTCTAATTTAATAGGGTTATAGGAATATAATCCTACTTTATAAAGTATAGTTCACGAATCAACCACACCTGTAAGATTACTTAGGTTAAATCTTATGGGTGTGGTGTATCTCAAGATTGGGAAGGCGGGCAATGACTTACCAGAGCCTTGCAGAAAAATATGTATATCTTGGAGCAGCGTTTTTATATACAGGAGTCACAATAAATGATAGTGGTAGGGTAACATTAACGCGCTCTGAAGACCCTAGAGGATTAGTCCCATTAGGTATCCCCCGCCCAACGACCGGCACTTATTTAGGCTGGACGGAAGGCGGGGTTTTGCTTGTTCCGGGAATTACTATTGCCGGTGATAAAGTTAACGGCTCGACCGTAGAATCAAACCCTAAAGTTACAGAACAAAAACCACTTGTAACTTGTAGACTACAATTAACGAACGATAGAACTGCAATTAAGATAGCGACATATCCACCTGGATACAACACAGGCACAGGATTTAAAACAGGGAGTGTAATTGACGTTAGCCAGAGAAATCTTTTTGTAATTATCTGCAATAGGTTTGATCCCAATTTTGCATTGGCTAGACTATATTATAATGGTTATTTTGTTCCTACTACCTGGAATACTGGTGGGTTATCAGAGCGTCAAGCTATTGATATGACCTACACTGTTACAAGAGGGTATAAGACAAACACTACCTGTTTAAATGAACTTTTATGGGAAGAATGGGATTTTAATATCTGGACATTAGAGGAAGGCGAGAATCCTGGAGTCGGTAATGAAGTACCTGATTTTCTTGCGCCTACTCGTTCAGATTGGTATGCACCATATGTCCCGTCTGGAGCGTTTTAATGGATATCTTTGGCCAGTTAATGGCTGATTCACAACCAGAAGAAAATAAACCGACTCAATCTAATCAAGAAAATGATTTAGGTGATTCTTTTACAGATGAAGAAAAAGAAAGAATTACTAAATTTTTAGAAGAAATTAGATATGAGTCTTCTATGCACTTAATGAAGAATCCGGGTGAGATATTCTTACCCGGAGCGAATAGACCGGTATCGGTTATTCCACCAACAGGGCCTTTACTGGCTCTTGATAGTTCAGGCTTGTTGCCGTGTACTCTTCAGAAGGCAGTAAGTGAACAAATTCAGAAAATGTATAAAGGGCAAAAATTAAACTCTTCTACTATTCAGATTCCTAATGAAGTTGTTCAAGAAAAGATTAAGTTCCTCTTGAATAACTATTTATTAAGAGACGCAAAGTATGAAGATTTTACAGACGAAGTTGATATTTTTATTTTAGAGCAATTTTGTATTGGCAGGTTAGAGCCTTTATTACCTGAACATTTAACTCAATTTGCAACTGGCATATTAAGAGACTTGGTGGACGCATATGAAATTCCGCCTAGTGAGTATATTAATGAGTTCTTACCGGGTTGTAAGTTAAGAGGAACTGTCACTGGATTCTGTTTGGATTTAGCTGGCGCAATGTGGGCTTCGTTCCTTAAAGATTATCGCCAATCGCTAGGCGTTGCAAAAATGGCACAAGAAACAATCGGGTCAATAATGTAACCATTATTTGATTAATAGCAAATATATTTTCATTTAGAGGAAATGTGAAACCTAAATTTTATATTCATACTTTCACTTCAAGAGTAGACGAAGAATTGCCAGAGTTTAAGTCTGTAAGCGAATTAGAGCGATTTTCAAATAGATTTCATAGGGAACTATCAAATGTGGTCTCAGAATGGTACAGCGAGGCTATAAACGAAATTGAATGGGTAAATGATAAGCAATGTTACGTGACTTTTAGAGTCAAATCATTAGAGCCTCATAAGAGAACAGTAATTGAGCACCTTGAAGAACTTCAGACCGTAGCAATCGAACGCGCACGATAAGTAAAGGCATAGGCATTTTATGGCAGCAGGAAATAATTTAGAAAAAATAATTAAAATCATAATTCAATATGCTGAGGCAGACCCTAATTTTAAATCTCAGTATTTGAAAGATATTACTGCGCTTAAAGCCGCCATTGAAACATTAGGTGCTACGGATAAAGCGACGGCTGAAGTACAAAAGAAAGCTAATCAGGAGATTACCGAAACTGTAAAAACGCTTACTACTGCATTAGAAAATGAGAAAAAGACAGTAGCGGAACTAAAAAAAGTAGTAGAAGATAGTCGGGCGAGTGAGACTAAAGCGGCTAATGAAGTTATTGCAAAAGAAAATGAATTAATTACTGTTACTGAAAAAAGAGCCACTTCTAAAAAGAAAACAACCCAAGACGAATCCGTATTAGCAGAGCGTGCGATTGCCGATTTAAATAAATTTTTAATCGCAGAAGAAAAAAGAGAAATTCAGTCTCAGAGATTAGCCGCGCAGAGGATAAAAGCAGAAGCCGATACGCAAAAAGCATTAGCCGCAAGCATTCAGTCTACGGAACGACTTACAAAGGCTGAAGAAGATGCGGCTAAAGCGGCATTGAAACGGGCAGAAGCAGAGGCAAAAGCTAACCAACCTCTGATTTCTCCTAATGCAAGTATAATCCCAAGGGGTAAGCAATATAGTGACGAAGATCGTCAAGCAACTAAGGCTTTAATTTCAGACCTTGAAAAAGCTAAACAAATAGAATCTGAAAGATTACGAATTGGCAGAGATTTTGCTAATGACCAGAATAATGTTCGCAGTATCGTCGCCAGTATTACTACTGAAGTAAATAGATTAGTTGATCGGTATAATGAATTAAAACAAAAACTATCTGAAATTAAAACTAATAATCCTAATGACCCTAGAATAACTGGACTTGAGCAATCTTTATTAAATACAGAAAAAGTACTTCAGATTCAACAGGGGAGGCTGAGGGAGTACTTAGCAGCAATCGAACTTTTTTATAATAGACAAAATGAGCTAACTAATCAAAGATCGTCTTTATTGCCTAATAGTATTAAAAAAGAAGAAGAAGCAATCCAAAGACGGCAGGCTGCTGCTGAAAAAGCTGCTGAGTTTGAAAAGAAAAGTGTATTAGAGTTGCTTGTCTTACAGGATAAATATAGATTAAGACTCGAAGAAGGAGGATTATCCGCTAAATCTCGTCAAGCTACCGAAGCTAATCTTGCTTCAATAGATAAACAAATAGTTAAACAACAAGCTTTGGAAGACGCCGAAAAAAGAAGGAATGAAATTCAGAACTCAGGTATAGCAGCCGCGATTAAGGCCGCTGAAGCTAGAGCCAGAGGAGCGGAAGATGAAGTTAGAACGATACAGCGTCTTATTAATGAGAGAAGCGTACTCCAGTCAATACTCGAAAAAGGAGTTGATTCCAGAGGTGCAATTAATTCCGAACAAAGGCGGCAAATTCAGTCAACTATTGACGTTATTAATGCGGAAATAAAAGCGTCCAGAGAAAGTCTTGATTTAGGGCAGCGTAGAGCGCAGTCTATAAGTGACGCGCAAGAAAGAATTAATAAAGTACTAAACGAAGGGGCGAAGGCGGCCCAGCAAGAGGCAAAAAATCGGGCACTTACTTATGAGGGAGACGTTAGATCACTTCAACGAGTACAAGACGAATTAAGACAATTGCGTAAATTACAACAAACTGCGACTGAACCCACTCAACAGAGAGGGATTGCTGGTGCAATCAAGGCAGCGCGTGACGAAGAAGCGGCATTGCAGGGATTGGTTGCTAATAAACGCAGGCAAGCCCAAGCGTTTATTGACGCCGATCAGCGAATTAGAGAATCAGAAAAACAAACATTAGACCAGTTATTGGTCACTGCTAAACAAAGAGCGGCTAGTAATGAAGGCGACATTCGGAGTGCTCAAAGATTAAGAAATGAAATTACTCAATTGCAATCTTTACTGCAAGCTAACCCTCAAAATGTAGGGATTGCAAACGCATTGAAAGCTGCCAGGGTAGAGTTAGAGGCATTAAAAGCCAGGTCCCCTGAATCTGGATTAGTTAAAGGATTTGACTCATTAACTGACGCTTTAAAAAATGGAACATTAAGCTTAAATTCCTTTAAAGACGCAGCATTTTCAACTATTTCTGCTATCCCCCAGTTAGCTATTGCAGTCGGTACTTTACTTATTGCATTTAAGGCTATTGAATCCGTAATTACCGGTGTTGTAGATAGTATATTATTCTTTAGGGACGCTGCGGATAAAGCGGCTAAATTCCAAGCTTCACTGGCTCAAATCGCTAATGTATCAGGGGCAACAAATACACAAGTCGCAGCAATTACATTAGGGTTAAAGAAGTTTGGATTAGACGCATTAACAGCAGGCGTAATGCTTGAACGACTTGCAGGAAAAGCATTTGAGGCAGGTAAAGGAGTCAAAGAAGCAGAGAGAGGATTTGCCGCGTTTGGGATAAGCGTTTATAACTCTGCCGGTCAAATTAAAAATGCTGGTGATTTATTTGAAGAATTTGTCAATAAAACTCAAGGCCAAAGCTTAACGTTGCAACAAGAAGTTGCATTAAGAGAAATCTTTACGCTAAGAGGTGTAAAAGCATTTGAAGCAGCGGCATTCGCTTATAAAAATTACAAGACAGTAGTAGAACAAAGTGGATTAATTTTAGATAAGCAGCAAACAGAAAATCTTAATCTGTATCGTGATTCTGCTATTAAATTAGAGGTCACATTACAGTCTCTTACTAATGTGTTTGCGGCTGCCGTAGGGCCGAGCCTTGCCAAAATTACTGACCAGATATTATCACTTGTTGATTCTTTTAAGTTAGGCAGTAAGGATACTCAAGAAATAGTTGTAGGGTATTTTAATGTTATTACAGAATTAATAGAGCAAGGTATTGATACTATACTCTTGCTTAGAGACGCATTTGTTCAACTATATAAAGTTTTTAATCCTTTCTCTGGAGTAAAAGATTTTAAAGACGTCTTAGTTGATATCAATAAGCAATTCAATGATTTAAATAAGAATATAGATAAAGCTAGACGTTTTTTAGGTTTTGATACCTCAGAAGTTAAACAAGCGAAAAGAGATTTCGAGGAAAGAGTTAGGCTTGCCCAAGATCAATTAGATATTGAAGCGGCAATCTTTAAATATAAAAAGGATATACTGGCTCTTGAAGTAGAAAGTGGGCGTGTTACTCAAGAACAAGCTGAGAATTTATTAAGACTAAGTAAGGATATACCTAACTCAATATCTCCTAATGCTAACCCTGCTTCAAGTAATGGGTTCTCTGCGGGTAAAACTGGGTTTAGTGACGCTTCTGCTATTTCAAGCGAAACTGAAGCTACTAATCTTTTAAATGAAGTAAACCGACATACAATTAAGACGATTCAGCAGGTAACAGAGGAAAAAGAAAAGCACGCGAAAGCAAGCGAAGAGAACTCTAACAAATTAGATACCGAAGCTGAAAAAACATTAAAGGCAGCAACAGAGTTAGAGAAATACTTAGGGTATATTGATAAAAGCAATGAAGCTTTAGCTCGCCAAACTGAACTTAAAAATAAGAAAATTGAAGAATCGGTACTTGACGGGACGTTTGGTCAAGAAGAAATTCAGCGGCAAAAAGCAATCCAGGATAAGATTAATGCGGATTTAATCGAGTCGTTAGAAGAAAGAGTTAAAATCGCCAGAGAGAAAGCGAAGGAAGTAAGGAAAAATCTTTCTGATTATAATGCAAAAGAAATTACTGCTATATTTAAAGAAGAAAAAGAGTCGTTTGAAGCTTTACAAAAGGCGAAAATTGAAGCAGCAAAAGATTCTAGTGATAGCATTCTCACAATTGAAAGAAGAGCGGCTGAAGAAATAGCAAGGAATAATGAAGAATTAAACAGAAAAACACTTTACAATTTAACTCTTGCTAGAGATAAGGCCAGAGAAGAGGCCGCGAAAGCTAGAAAGAATCCAGGGGATTATGTTCCCGAAGTAAGCGATAAACTTTTTGAACAAGAGCGTGAAGCAATCCAGAAACTTGAAGAGTTTAAAGTAAAAGCGGCTGAACAATCCAACCAGGATAGAAGGAAAATTGAACAAGCGGCTGCAAGGGAACGTCAAGAGGAGTTTAAAAAAGAAGCCGAAGAATTTAATAAAATCGAGGATAATAAACTAAAAGATATTCAAGATCGTGAAAATAAGCATACTATCACTCATTCCAGAGCGGAACAAGAAAGATATAATGCTACAAAACAACGTCTTGAATCAGAGAAAGCAGCACTACAAGAACAACTTCAAGGCGAAAATGTCAGTGCGCGTGAACGTGTTAAATTAGAAGAAGAAGTACGAAGGAGAGAAGCCCAGCTTAGAGACCTTGACGTTGCCCATACTAAACAAGCAGAACAGGCGAAAACGGCTGATAGAAAAGAGGCATTAGATTTATTAAGATTAGGTATTCAACTCAGACAAGCCGAAATAGATAAAGATATTGAGGCGGCTAGAGCTAGGGGTGCGTCTGAAATTGAAATCCTTCAATTAACTCAGAGAAGATTAGAATTAGAATTATACGGGATAAGACAGGCTATTAGTTTAGCTGAAGAACAAGGGGCAACTGAACAAGAATTAATTCGACTTAAAATCGAAAGATTAAGAGTTGAAGGCCAAATCCTTGCTATCCAGGGTCAATTAAGAAATGCCTATAATGGGACTGCTGACGCTGCTAGAAATGCTGCGAATCAAGGCGGGTCGCCCGGCGCTCCAGGAGTAGGCGGAAAATCTTATGAACAACAACTAGAAGAATATAAGCGCGCTCAAGAAGGATCAATTGCTGGATTTCTTAACTATGTAAATTCTTTATCGTCTCAGGCTCAAGCATTAACCAAAGAAAATGTTCAGCTTGGTATTAAGCAATTACAAGATTTAGTTGTTGCGTATAGATCAACAGAATTAACACTTATCGCTTCATATAAACCATTATTTAGTTATGCGGCTAGACAGGCCGAAGAAGCGTTAGTTGAAGCGTATAAGAGGCAAAACGCCCTTGCTGCTGAAGAACGTGCTAAAAGAGCAGAAGAGGCTCGCCAAAGAGCCGAACAAATTAACGACATAGCTCAAGACTATGTTGAAAGCCTACAGGACTTAGAAGAGAATTACAGTGATAAGCTAAAAGAAATCCATAAAGATAGAAAAGAAGAAAACGAAAACTATCTTAAAGATTTAACTGACGAAAATAATAGCTATTATGAAGATTTAGAAGATTTAGAAGCCTCGCGTTCTGAGCAATTAGAAGATAGGCGACGTGAAGATTTAGAAGCAGAAAGAGATTATCAGAAAGAATTAGCCGATATTAGATTCCAGGCTCAAGACGACGCGGCTGGACGTGAACGTGACCGTATTAAAAGTAAGTTCGCTCGAAGAAGAGAATTAAGAGACCTGGATAAAGAATTAGAAGAAGAATTACAAAAAGGTCGAGGCACTGACGAAGCAAGAGTTCGTGAGTTAGAAAATAAGATCAAGGCTGAACAGGCTAAGGGTAGCCGTGCTGATAAAGCTAAAATCAAAGCACTAGAAGACCAATTAGAAAGAGAAAAACAAAGAGGGGAAGGGACCGATCCGGAAAGGGTCGCTGAGTTACGAAAGCGTAGGGAAGAAATTAGATTAGAAGAAGAGGCAGAACAGAAAAAATCTCTTCTTCAAAAAGAGCGTGCGGCTGAAATTGAAAAAGCCTTACAGAGTGGCAAATCTAAAGAAGAAATTGCTATTTTAGTTCAGGCAATTAATGCTAAATATGATCTTCGTGAAGACGAAATCAATGATTTATTAGAAGCACGCAAGAATGGTGACGCGGCTGAAATCGCAGAATTAGAAGCTTTTTATGTTAAAGAGCAAGAGCGTATTCAAGCCCAGTTCCAATATAAGCTGACTCAGGCCGCCGCTGAAGAAGCAGCCCGGAAAGAAGATCGTGCGCGTCAAAGAGCCGAACAGGACGCTGCTTATCAAGAAGACCTTACTGCATTAAATAAAGCTCACGCTGATAGATTAGAAGAAATCAAAAATGCCCACGAAGAAAGAATGAAAGAACTTCGCAGGCAAAAGAAAGAGGCCGCAGAAGAATACCAGCAAGGGTTAAATGATTTAAATAAAAATACTGCCGATTCCTTAAAGGATTTAGGTGTCACTTGGGAGAATTTCTTTAAATTCCTTGACGATAATTTTAAAGAATTGGCTACGAAGTTAAAAGGAGTATTGCCACCTAAACCAGAGGATACAGGGCTAGGTGGCGGCGGCGGAGGAGGCGAGACACTTGGGGGGACTCCCCCTGGTGGAGGAACTCCTGGTGGCATAAGGCCAGGGGACGGTAGTACCCCTGGTGGCAATACTCTTGGTGGTAGTACTCCTGGTGGCGGTACTCCTGGTGGTATAAGGCCAGGAGGCGGTAGTACCCCTGGTGGTAATACTCCTGGTGGTAATACTCCGGGCGGCGGGACTCCAGGTGGTATAAGGCCAGGAGGCGGTAGTACCCCTGGTGGTAATACTCCTGGTGGTAATACTCCGGGCGGCGGGACTCCAGGTGGGAATAATAATTCAGGGCTAGGGAACGGAGGTAAAGGCGGGGGAGCTAAATTAGTTTATTATCTAAATGGTAATGACGGAACTATTTATGCTGATAGTTCTGCTGAATTAGTAGATAAAGTAATTGCTGGCTTGGCTGATAATAGAGGGCCGGGATATAGAATATCTGCCTGGAGCATCCATAAGCAAAAAGAAGCGTGGCTTAAAGGTGGGAAAGACCCGTTTACTGGTGAGCCATTCCCGCCTTCTATTACTGCTGCGGATTATGCAAGGCTTAACCGGGCTTTAGAAAAATATGGGACACCAGAAGGTATAGTCCAACTTTGGCTGGATAGCAAAATACCATTAAGCCAGGCTCTTGATATGGCTTGGGATTTATTCGATAACGGTCTTTTCCAAGGTACTGAATCTGAATTTGAAAAAGCAATCGAGGTATTAAGAAAGGCTGACTTTTGGCGGGGGCCAGACGGAGTTTCTGTAAGTAACTACTATGGCGATATCATTAGAGATTTAAATGCTGGTAAAATTACCGCGCAACAAGCATGGGAGCAGGTAGTCGCAAGAGCCGATTCTCAATTTGGGGGCGACACTACTGCTAAAAGATTAATCGCAGCGTATTTAGCTGAATTTTACGATTTTCAAGACCCGTATGCTTCAAGGCAGTCACGCCCAAATAATCAAAATAACCAGGGCAATAAGACTAATAGGCGCACAGCGGATTCAAACCAGACGGCCTTTAGTAGTCAATCAATGACTAATACTGGGCAAATGCCTGAAGTCTCTGGTAACACTAAAAACCTAAACCCATATAGTCCGCCAAAGGATAGAATTTTCGCCGACTTACCTGGTCCAAGTGAGACATATATTGGAGTCGCGATTACTAGCGATTTTGATAGTGTTACACCTAGAACAAATACGCCCGTTAGACAAGGCCAGCCTATAGTTCCCGGTGGCCCTTCGTTCACTGGCACAGAAAATGGAAGAGTTTATACAAGTCCAGCAGACTTAAAGCCACCGCAGTTAACAAGACTCCAACAAGAACAGTTAGTTGAATCTGGATTCAAAAAAGTAAGGTCTGGCGAATGGACAACTTCAATTGCCGCTAGTTATTTAGTCGCATTAGAAAATGAAGGGAGAATTGGTATTCCTGTTTACAGGGAGGCAATGGCAATTCTTACCGCATATGCTACTGAGCAAATCCCAGAATTGCCTATTTTTGGCGGGGTAAATTCTTCCACGACTACAAATACAAATACTGACACAAATACTAATACACAGCGACCAATTAATCAGGATACTTCTAATCAAACAGAAGGCGGTGAGATTGGCAGCACTCCATTGCCTGACCCGCCTAAGCCACCAGGTAGAAGAGGTATTCAAGAGTTCACTGGCGATTTGCCTAAAGTCCGAGAGATTTATGCTCGAATGAGAGGAGAAGGCGGATCAATGGGATTATCGCTTCGTCGTGGGGCTGATTCAACTTTTCAGTCAATGACTCGATTGGGTACGCCCACTGCTCCACCAATTAACAACGGTCCAACTCCCGGACGGTTAACCAGTGGGGGAGAAATCAATTTCAATATTGGTGGTTTGGTTGATAGTCAATTTGTTAATACTATTAGGACAATGGTAAGAGAAGAAATTCGTAATAGCAATAATAGACTCGACCAAACAGCAAGGCGCTCAACAGAAAACATTAGATAAAATGGCCACATTAAAAATACTAGGAAACACATATAATTATCAAGGTACTCCTTCGTTCACCGACTCTCTTGAGCCGGGTGGTTCAACCGCTAATATTGAAGTAGTCTCTAATGGTGGAATCCCGCCAAAGGAAGGGTTATTTGCTTTATACAATGCTGGCGGTCAAAAGATATATGGCGGATTTTATCAATCAAGACCAACTAAGGTTGAAAGCACAAGGAGAATTTATTCTATAAATGGGATTGGGTTAGATACATTATTAACCAATCTTCAGTATATTAAAGGATATGTCTCTCCTGGGGCCTTAAGTTTAGACGACCATTTATTGAATTTATTCCAAAAGGCAGGGGCACAGAATCCAGAATGGCCGCATAATTTACTTGATTACTATTTACCGTCTATTGAAATAACTCCATTTGAATATGAAGCAGACGGTATTACCTTACAGCAAGCATTAGACGAAATATGCGAAAGAATAAATTGTTTCTGGTATGGAGATTGGGGGGCGTGGACTGATACTGGTAGCCCGAACTCTGCATTATCAAGAATCATTATACTGTCTAATGATTTTGAAGGGAATAATGCGCCTCACAATATCATTGTCGGTTCAGGGTGTGGCGACCAGGCAAAAGTAGAAGATATAGAATATGAAATCGAGCCAAATTATTATTCGTCTGTAATTGTCTTAGGGAAGAACGCATTACTTGAATATGCGGGCGTCCCATTATCTACAAGAATAGAGGACGTGGAAATCGTTCTTGAAGCAGACGACGACAATAAGGTATTCCCATTACTTGAAGGGGCAACCCGCATTGTATTTGTAAAAAAAGATATGGCATTACAATCATTAGGTTATATGCGGGCGGACGAACCGGATAACTTCACGGACGCTTCAGGCAACCCGGTTGACGCATTAGTTGACTTGACACAGGATTCACCTGTGCTAAAATTTGAAAATGCACCAGCAGGAGTAAGCGGTGCGACTTTAACGATTAGATATGCCTTTGAGTATGCAATCGGTAAAGCTACCGTAGAAAATAGAGCGGCACAATTTGGGTCGGCATTAGGGGTCACATTCCCAGTCGAAAAAGAACTCTTAATTAGAAGAGAAGATATAGATTTACCAGAAAATGCTCAGGCAGTCGCAGAAAACGAAGTTGAAAAAATAACGCCGGGCAACTTTAAATGTCAGTTTAAAACTAAAAATCAAGGCTGGAAGTCTGGACAAGGTTTTAGTTTTATAGATTCAGTAGAAGGAATTAATGAAAAGGTATTAAGTAGACAGGTTCAGACAACTTTAATCTCTTCTAATGCAATTCAGGACGAAATAGAAAAACAAGTTCAAGCTTCACAGCAACCTGTTATTACGCAACAAGAAAGACTATATAGGACATATAGAAGATCATTAAGAAAGTATCCAGTTAAATTGAGATTACCTGAAGAATAGAGAAAAAATGATAATCACGTTAGGCGGACTGCCTGTAACTTTTATAGAAAAACCGAATATTACTGATAGCTTAGACTCGTCGAATAACACTTTCGAGTTTACTGTTTTAGGTTCTATTCCTAAAATATATGGGCAAATTGTTACTATTCGAACTATTAAAAGTGGGCAAATTTATAAAGGTATATTTATTGGGGCAAAGATTAATCCTGGTCCGCCAAGAAAGACAACCGTCCGGTGTATTGGAATGGATTATCTTACCGAGTGTAAGGTTCTTTCTGGTTCATTTTCAGGTGACGCAACTGACGTATTAAGACAACTTTGTGACGCTTCAGGGATTAGAGATTTACTTGGTTATCCTGTTAGTCCAATAGATACACAGGTAGAGTTAGAATTAAATGGAGAATATCTTAGACAAGCATTAGATTTATTTTGTCAAAATATTGGTGCGTATTGGCGTGTAACTACGGATCAAGGACTGTTAGAAATCTTTTTACCAGATAGTGCTACAACAGCACCCCATAATGTGACACTGCCATTTCATAATTGCAATAATGAACAACAGTTATTAGAATTGGAATTTGAAAATACGCCAAATGCAATTAGTACGGTTATTGTTGCTGGTAAAAACTCACCGTTAGAATATAGTTCAGTTACATTAAATACCAGATTAGAAGATATTGTTACCCAATTAAAACCAGGTGACGAAAATAGAATTTTTCAATTATTAGAAGGTGCTACCAGAATAGTTTATGTTGATTTAGTGCCGAAGAGTTCGGTCGGGAACCCTTTATTTGGATCAGTTGCAAGTATTGCTTTTGATACGTCAGGGAACTGCTACATTGCGGATGAGGGTAATTACAGGGTCCGAAAAGTCACTGCGCTTGGAATACTTTCAACTATTGCGGGCACTGGAGACTTTGACGACACCGGCGACGGTGGCCCAGCTATAGACGCGGCGACCAACCCGGTTTCTCTTCGGGCAGACAGCATAGGCAATTTATTCATTGGGTCGAGTCTTTATCGAATCCGAAAGATTGACACAGATGGGGTTATTTCGACTTTTGCGGGCAATGGGACAGCAGGAGACCCTCCGACTGGAGACGGAGGACCTGCGACTAGCGCGACGATCTATCTTCCTACAGACCTGGCGATTAATTCTTTAGATGAAGTGTTTTACTGTGCTGCCAACGTAAATCCAATTCGATATATTGATAATAGCAATGTGATTGATACTCTACTGGATGGACTTGGCAACCCAATTGAGAACACTCAGTATATGAATTTCGATCAGGCAGGGAGTGACTTATATTTTACAGATACAAACACGATTTATAAATTATCAAGCGGAGTAATTAGTACAGTGGCCGGTACTGGAATAAATGGGTATACCGGAGACGGAGGTGCGGCTACTGCCGCCAATATTTCCAGTTACCATTTGTGCCTGGATGACGACGGCAATATGTATTTCTGCCAGGCGAATGAACATGTGATACGGAAAGTTGATACCAGCGGAATCATTACAACGGTTGCCGGGACAGGTACGGCAGGGTATAGCGGTAACGGCGGGCCAGCCGAGGATGCCGAGTTAGAGTTTCCATTAGCAATCACTTTTTACAATGACTCGCTTTATTTCAGCGACCAAACCCAATCCTGTATTCGAAAGATTGATTTGACGACAGGGAATATCAGCTTGTTTGCTGGCACTCCGGGTGAATACGGGTTTGACGGCGACGGCGGCCCAGCAGTTTTATAGTAAAGTAACTAAAAAAAATATTGCAATAGAAATTTTGGCCACTATAAACTAAAAAAGAAAGAGGATACGCCAAATGCCCCGACGTATCATTGAACCAATAGAACAACTTCACAACCTTGTTGATTTGAAGGTATGGCTTGCTATACTTGGCACAAATACAGTAGGGTATTTTGTTAATCTCATTACTGCATTAGAGGCATTTAGACTTGAATTGCAAGTAATTTCATTACTGGTTGGTATTGCTTATGTATTACGCCGCTGGTGGATATTAGAGCAGTATAGAAAAGACAAAGATAGTAGAAAAGATTTAGAAGATTCTAGTTTTCCTAAGTAGAGGTAGTATGTCAAAAAGTCAAATTAGCTGGCGTAAATTATTAGGGATTATATTAGTTACAGTAGGTATTCACTCAGGGGCTTTCTTCTCAAACCCTGACCAGTGGCTTATTGTGCTGGGGTTACTTATACCTAATTTGGCTTTAAATATTGGCAGTTACTTACTTGATCCTTCTAAGAAATTTGAACTTCCGGTAACGGCTCAGGGAGTCGTACCCATTCACCGTCACCCCCAGGTTGGGGGTGACGTAGAGGATTCCGACTTAAATGAAGAATGATACGCGGCTTGTATTTTTTAGTGATATTCACTGGCCTTATCATAATCAACTTGCTTATAAGTTATTTCTAAAATATTTAGGCATTAGTCGTCCCGATAGAGTGATTATTGGGGGTGACGGCATAGATAATTATCAAGTAAGTAAATACGGCAAAGACGTAACTAAATTATTAACAGTGCAATCTGATTTAGACGTTGCCCGAAATGAAATCATAAACCTAAGAAATGTAACACCTAATTCAACAATAGACTATATTCAAGGCAATCACGAATTACGAATGAAATTATATCTTCAGTCGAAGGCGATTGAACTTGCTTCATTGAGAGCATTAAGCATTCCAAGTCTCCTTGAATTAGATAAAGTTGAAATAAATTATTTTGAAGGACCTAAATGGTTAAAGATTGGTGATTTGAATATAGGCCACGGACACGAATTAAATGTTAGCGGCGGCGTTGGATTATGTCAGAAGATTTTTAATAAATTCGGAGTGAATTACTTAGGCGGGCACTTCCACGTATTTGATAGTCATATCAGAAGATCAATAAGTGATAGCGGCCCTTATGGATATAATTATGTTTTAATCAATGCTGGAATGCTAGATATGGACGTTGATTATACTCTTTATCCTAATTGGGTTACAGGATTTACAGAAGTCCATTTTAATAAATCAGGCAAGTTTGAATACTGGCAAGTCCAGATTAAAGAAACAGAAGAAGAAGCTTATTTCACTATTCACGGACAAAGATTTAGTGAACGTAGAATAGTAGTTTAGCAGGTGTATTATGTTCCAAATTACTGAAAAGAAATTATTAGAATTTGCGGCTAATGCTAAATCTGTGCCTGAATTAGTGCGTGCGCTTAATGAGCAATTAGAAACATTTGAAATCAATATTGCCTTTAGGCCGCACCACTTTTTAGCACAGGCAGCACACGAATCAATGGGTTTTCAGAGATTCACTGAAAACTTAAATTATTCTAGTGATAGATTATTGCAAGTTTTTCCTAAGTACTTTAGGAATACTAATCCCGGTGCGTATCACCGACAACCTGAGAAGATTGCAAATAGAGTCTATGCCAATAGAATGGGCAATGGCCCAGAAGAGTCTGGTGACGGTTGGGATTATAGAGGGCGGGGAATCTTCCAGCTTACCGGCAAAAATAATTATAGAACAATGAGCGAAAAAATAGGATTAGACTTAGTGGGGAATCCTGACTTAGCCGCTGATCCTGAGAATGCAGTCTTGATTGCCTGTCATTTTTGGGATATAAATAACTTAAATCGTTTTGCTGATTTAGACGATATACTTGCCGTAACGAAAAGAATTAATGGCGGCACTCACGGATTAGACGACCGTAAGGTTTGGTTGAGACGCGCCAAAATGATTTTTCGTTAATTTGAACTTAAACTCTTAACTTGGAATTGAGGATTGGATAAGGCAGTGAATAAGTGATTGACTTAGAGAAACTTCAGAAGATATTTATCTTAATTTTTATAGGCACGCTTATTTGGGGCGGCACAGAGTTATCTTTGCTATTGCGCCTATATAGGCAACAGAGCACTTCTGTTTTACAGGATATTCAATCAGCCAGTAAATCTATTTCTATTTCTGCCCAATCATTCCAGCACGTATCAGAGTCTCAAAGAAATCTACTAGAATCTGATTCAACCCAAAGGTCAATAGGTTTACTACTAAGAACCGGTGACGACCTTAATAGAACAGTAAAGAAGTTAAATGTAGCTATTGACGGGTTTAATGAATCTTTGCGTCTAGTGAATAGTGAGACTCTTCCTAGGATTAACACGACAATTGATAATACCAATACCCTAATCTTTCAGTGTTCTGACGGAATTAAAATTATCATAAATTCTTCGGATTCCACTATACAAGAACTAAAGTTTCTGCTACAATCCGAACAAGTCAAAGCAGCACTTCAAGGTATAGCAGACACGTCAATAAATACAGCACTTTTAACAAAAGAACTTGAAATTACAAGTGTTGAGTTTAGAGAATCTATAAAGGAGTTTTTGGCAGCACTTAAAATAGTAGCAGATAATTCTGGGCAGGCGACGGCTGAAGTGACAATGTTGCTTCAAAGAATCAATAAGCCGTTAACCAAAAAAGAAAAAGCTCTTAATATTTTAGTAAGAGTCTTAACTGCTGCTGGTCCAAGTATTGTTGAATCATTGAGGAGATAATGGATATTCAGGTTGAACGTAAGATTAAAAAAGACTTAATATTTCTTTTGAATAACGGTGGATTAACGCCTAAGAGTCAGCGGGATATAGTCAAAATGCTTATTGAGATTATCCCGGATAGTGGCCTTGAGGAGTTAGTTGATTCTTTGCTAGACCTTTATATATTCCATTTAGATAGAACAGTGTAAGCCTATGTTATTTTATGGAATTTTTCTTTTTGGATTATGGGTTGCTTTGGCTTTTATTTACTTATTAGATAGCTATGTGAGTTATCAAGAAAACAAAAAAGATAAGGAACAAGAATTAGACGAGTATGAAGAAGAAAAATAGTGATAGCAGTCAGGAATTAGAGTCATTTATTTTTATTTTAGAGAAGTCTTTTATTGAAGTTAATTTAGACGGCACTGAACAATTTAAAGAAGCAATTGAGAAGATTATTGGATTAGCGTATCCCTCTCAATTTTATGTAGAAACTGATATTGAAGATACTATTGTAAAATACCATAAAGCAGGAACGCCAGAAGAAATATTAAGCCAGATTGCAGTAAATTATAGTGCATATATTACTGAATCTTGGGACGAATCAGAGGACGTTCCTGTAATCAAGATCACAAGAAAATAAGGACAAAATTAGTGAATACACGAGACTATATTTTAGGTGCTTTGAGTATGGCGGCGGTTGCCGTGGTTTACGTCATTAACGAACTCAAGAAGGAAAATCAAGATATCCGAACAAGTTTAAACCAACATTATATGAATCATATCTATACGAATAATGTAATGTTAGGCCAACTATCTCAAGGATTATTAGACGACGGCGGCAATGGAGAATCAAAAGAAGATTGGCCGACTGAATTAGAGGATACTGACGACGATAATAATATTCATTAGTTCCGAGAGGAGATTATGTTTAGTGAAGAAGAACGTAATGTATGGAGTCAATTAACAGCACACGCTAAAAAAAGAATGTGGAAACGTTCATTATCTGTGCCTGAGATTTTAGCTGTAATTAGATACGGCCAAAGGCACTTTACAGGCGGTTGTCAGTTTATTTTTTTAGGTAAACGCAATGCCCCTGATAATTTAAAATACTTAGAAGGGACAACAGTTGTATTAGAAAATGGTAAAATTACAACTGTTTATAAAAACAAAAATGCACTCAAGAAAATTAAACGAAAAACAAGATTCAGTGATAAGCTCTACAAAGGACATTGTTTGGGAGTCACTGAATCAGATTATGCAGGATACATTTCTGCAATTGAATAATGATTGTGATTGGTTGGAAAATCTTTACGATTCAGTGTCACCAGAAAATGGAGAATTAGTATATGGCAAATCCGTTTAAGAAGATTTTTGACGGGTTTAAGTGGCTAGGACGTACCGTCTTAGGCTTAAAGAAATATGAACCAGCTTTGAAAAAAGCTTTAGATAAAGTTGCTGATTTGGTTGAATATGCCTTACCAGCGGCTAAGGCCGTAGCAGCATTAACACCTTCTCCGATTGACGATTTAGCAGTTAATCAAGGAGAATATTGGGCGAAGAGATTGCGTGAGATAGGTAGAGACCCAGATAAAGTTTTTATTGAGGGCGCAAAATTAGTTCTTTCTTCAGAAAAGATTCGTGAGCAATTATTAATTGCAGTGAAGAATTCTAAGAATGGAATTGAGGTTGCCGGACAAATTCTGAAAACTATTGAGGACGTATTGAATTTATCTGATACCACTTTAAGAACGGCAGCCCAGGTTGGATACAGTGCTTTAAAGAATGCGGGTGAGGCTTAGGCTTATCCGGTGGAATCAAACCGCCCTACGGGGCTATAAACGCCAAGAAGAGGCATTGGGCTTAATGCCTAATGCCTTATTAAAACATTGGAGATTGTTTGAAAATGTCAATTGAAGTTCAGAATATTAGTGTGGCAGTTATAAGTAAAGATATTGCAACTGGCGTGTCTAGGGACGTACATGGGTTTTGGAGATTTAAGAAATGTTTAGTTAGGCCATTTTATGACGCAGTTATTTCTTCCCATAATCTCCCAAATAATAAATTCCCTTGGGAATTTGTCGTTGGTTTTTTAGTTAATACGGAACACGTGACTGGTACGCTTAATCCGATCATTCAAGTCTGGGAACATTATAACCCAGCTTATCATAGTGAATCAGACAAGTATAATTTGATAGCAGTTAACGGTGTTGTATTCAAAGATATGTGCAAATTAACTTCTCGCCGACTTCCAGATTGGATTTCTGAAATGAATGGGCGCATTGCTGATTACGTAAAGCTTAATTTGCTGTTGAATCATTCTGATTTTTTTACAACATCTACGGAAAAGAAAGACTGGCACAAGATAAAATCAATAAAATTTAATGGAATAAGATTCCGGTATGGCGATAATCGTGACGATTTAAGAAATATTGAGTTAATCCAATCTAAAATCGCTAAAGCCGTATTTGAAGGAGTCTTTAAAAAGATAAAAACCAATTGGCAGGAATGGGAACTGCCTTATGGCGGAGATTTTTTCAAGGAAGATAATTCCCAATCTGAAGATTTCGCCGACGATAATGCAATAACAGAAGCGGGGCAATCAGTATTCCGAAGAGAAGTGCTATTTAAGGCTGCAACTGAAATAGCCAAACAAGTTTATCCAGAAACAGAATCATTGACTTATCTACTTCCTGGTTCGAAAAATTATGGGGACTTGGGTGTGTCTCCGTTGGAATTTAAATTAAAACTTCGCGTCTAATTTATGATTAAATACATTCCTCCAGTTACTAAGCTTCTATCTGAAAAATCTTTAATAGAAGTTCATATCCGTGCTGAATATTGTATCGGACAGAAATCAACATTGTATTATCATAATACAAATCTATCAGAAGTGGGTGAATGCTTTCTCTTAGAATGGGCTACTGAATATGGCGTGAATACTTCAGTAATCCCTAAAGAGCAAGTATTAGGGTTGAAGGTGAATAGAAAACTTTTTTGGAATTTTAAGAGGGATTATAGTTTAAAATGAGTACCGGATTAAAAAAAGCGCCAAAGTTTAGAGCGGATAAGGCAGAGGATATTACCAGTGGTAAAATCCCCTCGCCAGTTTTCTCAGGTTACTTGAATTTTAGGGAATATAAAACTGCACCGCTTTATGATATGTCTATTTCTGACCCCCCTAAAAAGGACAAGGAATGGAAATTTATTGTAGTCTTTCGAGTAAATTATTCTAGTGGTCGGGTAGTATCGCCTTCGCTTCAAGTGTGGGAAAAATATAAAAAAGATACTCACTACCGAAGAGCCGATTTAGCCTTTCATAATGGCAAGATTTTAAAGGATATGGCCAAGCTTATTTGGCGGCAAAAGCCAAAATGGGTTGACGATATCCACTTAGTTGTCAAGGAAAAGGCAATTAATCTGTTAAAGGAGAATCATAGTCAGAGTCTAAACGAAGAGATTGAACGGCTTTATTCTCCTATTGTAGATTTTAGATTTACTGAAAGAATTGATAGGTACAACGAACTAGGGCTTTCTTTCGCAGAGAGAGCAAGTGATATAGGATTAAGTGAGTCAGCCACTCAGGAAGAGTTTGAATCTGAGTTAAGAAAACAAATAAGAGAAATCGCTCGTCGAACTGAAATCGTTTCGTGTTTTACTCGTCTTGAGGACCTTAAAGTTGCAAAGCCTTACTTTAACACCTATGTAGCAAGGGCTTTCTCTGATATCTCAATGCAATATCCAGGTAAGCAAGGCAAGTGGAAGGATTGGGAAATCCCTTATGGATATGGTTTTTTTCTATCGGAAAGTTCCCTTCTTGAATCCGGGAACCTAGAGAAGCCTATGGGCTATTCGCTTATGGAATTAGTAGATATGAGAGACAGGAAATTCAAAGACTTTATTAATGCTGAAAGTCGAAAAATTGCTTTGAATGCCTATCCAGAATTTTCGGATTCAGTAGTTAATGAAAGTTCCAATGACGGCGAAGTGTCTTTGCCGAGTATTAAACTACCAAACCAATCTGAGTGAAAAAGAGATAGGCCCGGTGGTTAGCCGGGCCTATGTATATCACCGCATATAGTAGATTATGCTAATTCAACTGGCGGCTCTGGATTCACTTCAGCCTCACGTCTCTTCATAGCGTAGGCGTCCTGAAGAAATAATTCAGCCGCCAGTATTGCTTTGCCTAAATCCCCAGACCCTTGCTTTAGCCATTGAATATAAATTGCAGCAAACGGCTCACCTTCTCGGATAGCAATGTATCGAGTGTGCTGTTCGTTCTGAACTAATTTCAATGGTGGATTTTTAGCTTGCTTTACTAGCCCTTCTTTTTGTTCTTCAGTTAAAGCCCCAACCCCTTCAACTTCTCCGTCAATCGTGTCCGTCCCGGCTAACTCTACTTCCCCGTCAATGACTGGTGGCGGGCCAAAGACTGGTGAGGGAATGTAGGTTGGAGGAACAATATGTGTTCTTCGGTCAAGAAGTGACGGTTGGTGCGCTAATGCTGGTTCAATCCGATCATTGTTGATTTGAGTAGGACTGGAGTCAGCACCTAATTCACTTTCTTCTTTGGATTGTTCTTTTTGCTTGTAGTTTGCTTCATAAATATCTTTAACGTTGTTCATTGTGACATTAGCTTTTTTAGCTAACTCGTCTAAGACTTCTTTAGGAATATGACGGTATCGGGCATACTGACTTACCCAAGATACTTTCTTTCCTAACTTCCTAGCCACTTCACTTTGAACCAAAGCTCTACCCGATTCATTCTTTTCTTTAAGTTCCTTCCCTGTTTCTTGAATCAATAAATCAAGCGCCCTAATAAGTTCAACAGGGTGAAGGTCTTTTCTTTGAAGATTAGAAATTAAGCCTTGAACCATTACTTCATTTTCGTCTAATGACCGGACAATACACGGCACTGTGGTAAGGTTTGCGGCTTTAGCAGCTTTCCAGCGCCGGTGTCCCGCTACAAGCATAAACGTTCCGTCTTCGTTTGCAGTGACGATCAATGGTTCAATGATCCCATTGGCAATAATGCTTGCCTTGAAGTCTGTTGCTTCTTCTAATGAATCCTCAGTCTGTCTTGCGTCTTTAGGATTCGGTAAGATTTTAATAAGTGGAATATTATGAATCACATACTCAGGTAAAATATTCTGTTTTACCTGTCCTACTTTACCTCTACCTGGATTTGATTTGGGTTTAAAAAGTTTTCGGTCTGCTTCTTCCTTACGATTGGCGCGTGGTTTTACTGGAGCGTCGGCTACAGTCGTTTCGTTCAGTTCTACCATATTAGTTCTCCCTGTTTCAGATTCGTTTTTAACTTCAGTTTCAGCTATGTCTACTACTTCGGATTTTACTTCAAGTTCCATAATTTATCTCTAAGCGGCTTGACTTCAGAATTCCATTTAGAGATAACATACTGGTGATAGAATCCAATGTCAATTGGTAATCGTCCTTCTTTGTGCTGCTCGATCAAGTGTTCTAATGCAGTAACGAAGTAATTGAAGCTTTTGATCCGTTCTTTCTTGTATCTTCCCTGAAGTTTTTTAGCGATTACGTCAACAAGGCAGATATCAATTAATCTTTGATCTACTTCATTGAACTTGCAACCTAACGAATCGTCTCGGTCTTTCCACTTCTGTCCAGTGAACTTTTCGTAAGAAGATATTATCCTCTCGGTACTTTTATATCCTCTAATATCCTCTTGTGCTAGCATGCTAGCAGAAAGATAGTCCAGGTAGAAACTAGCAGCCTCAGCAATAAACCCTTCCACTGTCTTCCTACGGAGAGCGCACGTAACTTTAATATTATCAAGTAAAAGGACGTCAATTCTTACGTTGAGTTGCTGTTTCTTTTTGGTAACTAATTTGGTAGTACTACCCTTGCTAGCATTGGGTAGTACTATGCCTGCTAGATTGCTAGCAGGTATATAGTCTCCCCCTGCTAGATTGCTAGCAGGGGGCACAGCCTTGCTAGTGACGGTAGTACTATGGTTTACGGGATTGCTAGGCGGTATAGCACTACCCTTGCTAGATTGGGTAGTACTATAGTTACTGGAATTGCTAGACGGGGTAGTACCAGGGGTGCTAGCAGGCATAGTACTATGATTTCTAGCAAGGTCCGAAGGCGAATTATCGGTAACACTCTTCTTAGATTCAGTTTCTTTTTCAGGCACAACGCCGACTAATATTCTATTGAATACGTCGTCAACAAGAGAACTGCTATCTAATAGACTGCTTGCTACGCTTCCAGGCTTCAACCGCTTCGAGGTCATTGATTAACTCCTTTGCTGCTCTAAGGTAGTCTAGTGTGCCACTAGCTTGCGGGTCATAGGTAAGAAGCGGTTGTCTTGCTATGTACGCTTCAGGAATTCTGGTGTTCTTGTTGATAGGTGGAAGGCATAACGCCTGAAATTTACTAATGATTTCTTCGTGAACCTGTTTGGCTATATTGGTTCTTTCTAGGAATGTAGGCAAAGCGTACGGTCTAACGTCACTACGTTGTTGCGTGACCCTTCGCAAATGAGCCATTAAAAGCACAATTGCCTGAAACGCTTCCCCTTTACATTCTATAGGGATAATCACAGCGTCACAGGCAGCAAAAGCATTAACAGTGGCAATTCCTAGATTTGGCGGACAATCTATAAAACAATAATCATAGGAATCTTCGACTGAAAGCAAAGCATTTTTTAGTCTATTTTCTCTATATAGTCCGTGTGCCATATCAATATCAATAGAAGCTAATCTAAGATTTGCTGGCACAATATCCACTCCAAAGCAATCACGAAGAACAGAATTTTCTATACTTGATTGCTCTTGAAGTATCTCATAAGTGGTCTTGCCTTCTTGCCCCTGACGCCCTGTAAGCCATTCTGAGGCGTTTGATTGAGCGTCAAGATCAATAACAAGAACTCTCTTATTATGTTTTCGAGCAAACAATACAGCCATATTGACTGTAGTTGTCGTCTTACCCGTCCCCCCTTTGTGTATCGCTACTGCTATAGTTCTCATTTCAAATACTCCTTTCTAGTATAAGAGTATTTGAAAAGAATAATTTACGCAATAGAAAATTAAACAAAAATCATTTCTTGGGAATATATATAATTGTCTATATCAATATAAGACTGATTAAATCCTGAATTTAATGAGTTTAAAAATTCGATTTCTTTTTGCTCTTCAATGGCTATTGCATTGTCTAGTATATCGTGAGGTACGGCAATTGATACTGTTGTATATTTATGATTAAATGCCGCTTTAGGATAAAAGCATTTACTCGAATTTTTCCAAGTAGTAATATTAGATTTAAAGGCATTTAAAAGAAGATTGAATCTATAAAAATAAAATTCAGGTTGCTTATTTGGGGGTATCTTAGCATAGAGTATCCATTCGCAGGATTTGCTTTCGTCTAGTGCCCAACCTATGGAGTTTCCTTTTATGACTTGCTTGGATTGCCAGTTAAAATGACAGTTAGACCATTCCTCTAGTAAAATATCGTCATAATAAGAACGCCGTATCTTATAGTCTATAGTGGTCGAAGTGTTGTCATTGAAGTATACGGTACAATCTACTCCAGACCTATCTTCTTTGGAGTGCTCTTTACTGTATACAATCTCAGAAACATTAGGCCAATAATCTAATATTGCCTGACTAATTAATATGTGATTTTTAGGGTTATTAGCCCAATCATAATCGTCACTGAATCTATGTGTTTTTACCATTTTTAAATGAAGGCAATTGGATAAAAGTAAGCCACTGTAGTTAGATTTAGGCGCTTATATTCTTAGACTGATAACGACTGTTAATTACTATTTTAACTTAAATCTTTAACTTGAATACGTCTTGTCTTGATAATCTTACCGCCAGTTCAGTTCTTTGATATCACCATTAAAGGCAATATCATTTTTAACCTTCTGCCATTCGATACCCTCTGGGAAGAAATCTTTTAACTTGAGTAAATCACCAGAATCATAAGCTAATTCAGGTAGCTTTTGGCTTAAATACAATTCTTCAATTTGAAATATTACTGAGATATTATAGCCATATTCTAAGATTCTTGCATTGCGACAATCCAACCCGTGAACTATTAAATTATAAAGTAATAATCCTGCATTCCAGATAGATAAATGGCCACTTACGATTAAGTCTTTCTTTGGTGGGACTGTGATTGCAATGATAGTACCCGGCTTATCTAATGGTTGACTCTGAGAAAACCAATTAAGCTGTAAGAAAAAACTATCTAAATCAGATTGGTGCTCTAATACATGCGAGGCCCAGATACAATCAAAACTTACTCCCCCAGCTTTCTCCCAGTTATCACGACACCATTGGTTAAACTCACCTTCAATAATTTCAATATCTTGATTTAACTTATTCTTATAGTATGGTGATTTGCCATAGTCAATAGCAGTAACCTTCTTACCGTAGTCTTTGAATATCTTAGAATGCTCACCAGACCCACACCCAATATCTAATACAGTATCAAATTGATAGTCGTCTAATAGTTTCTGGATAGCGTGACCAGCAAATTCTAAGTGTTGGAATTCTTCTCTTAATGGGATATTAGGATTATGTCTTGTCATAAATAGCGTCCACCAAGTGGGTCGTCGTGAAACCTATAGAACTGAGGAGTTCTAATGTTATCTTTTCTTACAAATTTTCCTAAATAGCCGGATTCTTCAAGTTTTTGAATGAAGTCTTTGTATTTACCAAAGTTTTCGTCAGAGCTATAAATATCAAAAAAGAAAGCTTCTTTATATCCGACTAACCCAGGATTAGGGACTTTAATTAAAACATTGTACCCATATTTGCCGTCTGATTTTAAAAAGGAAGTCTGCTCTTCAATATAAGTTAATCCATTAAATTCATTGGGCATATTTAATCCTATTTTGACTTTGCCATAATCTTGTTATATCGCCTGTAATCCTTTTAAGCCGTAATTCATTTAAGTTCTTCAGTGGCGTAAAATAATACATTGGGCTTCTATAAACTTACGCCGATACCCGGCTGCTTCAAGTTCTTCAGTGACTTTTTGATATTGCTCAAATACTTCGTCACTACCAAACACGTCAGCGAAGTAAGCCTCTTGATACCCACCTAAACTAGAGTCGGGAACTTCTAGTAACCTATTGAATCCAAATGTACCGTCTGATTTTATCCTATCTTCGGCGTGAAAACCCGGCTCTTTAGGGCCGGGAAGAAACGCCGTCCTTGTTGGTTCGGGGTTGATATGCCAAGTCCAAATGCTAAGCACTTGGCATATCATTGAAACTGCAACCCCTTACGGGGTAAATCTCCCTTACGGGAGTAGGTCCACAGCGCCAATGTTGGGCTAGGTTTGCTATGACGAACACTTTGCCTACCCTTCAGCAATATTTAATCCGTCACCGTAGAGTCCGGGACTTGTGGAGTATCCCGGAGTACCTATCTCAGTCAGTAAACTGACTATTCTAACCCAACGTAGTCCGGCTTTCCAGACTTAGGCTAATCAACCAGGCTTGATACCTTACGGTTTCAAGCCTAGCCCTTTAGGGCCGGGTAGTTGACAGGTTCAACTAATTTCCAAATAATTTTATAAGAAGATTTCTTATCCAGCAAGTTAAAAAGAATAGCCGGATACTTACAT